TTTTTTTTTTTTTTTTTTTTTATTTTTTTTTTATTTATATTTATTATTATTTTTTATTAAAAAGTTTGTCTATTTGTCTAGTAATATAGTATAAAGTACGATAGAACCTGGGATGGAGGAGTTAGACAAAGTTAAGACAAGAGGTAGACATCAAGGCTGTTTTTGATTAAAAATTATCGTTTTTCGATAAATATTTTGTTTTTGTTTGATAAAAAATATATTAAAAATTAATGAGAGGATTATTGTTTATCGATACGAACATACTTTCACAATTTATCGTTTTTCGATAACAAAAAATGATAAAAAAATGGCACTTTTTTGCACCAATTTTTTCATTAAAAATTTAAAATTTATCGTTTTTCGATAAATCTTTGTCTAAAATTGATAGTTTGTCTATATCGAACAAATCACCTTGTCTAGTCAAAAAATTTATCGTTTTTCGATAAAAAAAGGAGACATTATTTATCGTCTCCAAATGCAAAAATTATACCTAAAATTATAGCAATTATACTCTCAGTACCAATCCCACCATCTTTTTTATACCCATTCTTGTATAAAAAGATTTTGATGATTGCAATTATGAGACCAATAAATGCTCCAATACAAAAACCTAATGTATTCGCCTCTGGTGAACCCCATTCCATAAAAATATCAATCTCCTTTCTAACTTAATCTAACTCACCTGAACACTCCATCCCGAGTGTTTTGGGAGTGAATGTTCCTAAATAACCCTGACCATCACCATTCCATAATTCAAGATGTTCATTAATATTAATTATATCACAATTTATAAAAATTTTCAAGGTCATCGAACCATAGTAAATTTCTAATAAACCCTTTTTATCACTTCTATAAATAACTCTATGAAAAAGAGGGAGAGAGTTGAGATGTGTTTCTATTGCATCTAAGTCTGGCTTCAATCCCTTCAGAGATTTCCTAAGTCCCTCCAACTCCTTTAACGCTTTTTTCTTCGCATCTTTCATAAAACTCATCTCCCTAAATATTTATTAATTTTATCTTTTAACCATCCGGCAAAAGTCAACTTATCTTTTTTCAACTTATACTTCAACTCCCTGGCTGCATCCTTGTCGATGCTGGCTGTGAGTTGGGTTAAGTTGGTTTTTCTGTAATTTTTATAATATTCATTCGCTTTTTCTTTAGTCCACGTCATTTTGTTTAGTCTCCTTATCTACATTAGTATTCTCTATTAATAATCGTCTCATTCTTTCAGCGATAACTAAGTCGTTGCAAACGTCGCAACATCTTGCATCTTCGTCTTTAATAAGTGGATATGGGTTGTTTCCCCATTGATTTTCACAAATTTTTCCACAAATACAACATACAGGATTATTCATTTATGTCCCCTCCTTTCATTAAAATAATAATATTCAATGCACTTAATACACTGTCATATGTATTAAATGCGAATTCTTTATCTTGGATTAATAATTTGTAGCGGTTTGGATATCTTCTATCTAAATCTATATTAAAATTAAAATTTTCTTCAATATATTTTATTTTTTCAATTACGAGTCTTAATTTTTCGTATTTTATATCATGGTTTTCTATAATTTTCATATTAATCCCTCCAATTAAATCCATTATAGCCAAGTCCGGCTAAGTAAGCAGCGTAAATAGCCTGAAGTACAGCCCATTCATGCTTTTCACCGTATTTTAGTGCCGAGTTAGTTTGAGTTGAGTTTAAAATATCCTCCCAGGCTTCGGCTTCTTCGATGGTAAATTTGTCGTAAATCCAACTATTTCTTATCATTTCTCTAAATTTTTCTTTAGTATTCATAAACATCTTCCTTTCTTCTAACTAATTTTCCTTCTTTAAATAACTTTTCCATCTCGTGGTTACTAATATCGTGTTGCTTAAAAAACTCTTTTTGATGTCTTGTAGTAGTTTGTGAGTATTTGCCGTAGTAAAGTAGTAAAAATATTTAATCATATCTTTATAAACCTCAACTCGTGCTACCTCAGTCCCGTAACTGTATAATCTGTAAGTTTCGCAAGTACCATCTGCTTGTAAAATATATTTTGCTTTTCCATAAAAACTTTGACGGCTGTCATAGATGCACTCCAAATTATTCATCTTTCTCATCTCCTTCTAACTCATAAAATCCAGAACCCGCATCGTCAAACTCCCTGCGAACCTACGGATATTCAACTTCGTCTTCATTATCTCCTTCATAATTAAACTCGTCTATATCGCTCATATCTTCACCTATTCTTGAAAAACAGTAAGAGTATCCTTCTTCATGTAAGTTATCCAATGCTTGCATAACTGCATCAACATCTTTATAGTAATCATACCATTTTAAATAGTCCCAACATAACATAACTTGTTTATATGATGAGTTATACTTAAGTACAGCATTATCTAATAAATTATAATCCTCTCCAGAGGCTTCTAGTTCATCTCGAACTAACTCACGCAATCTCTTTAATCCATCTTTTGTAACAACAACTCTAACATCACTATAATATCCCATAAAATCTCCTTCTTTCTAACTTAAGAGAGGTAACCTTTAATCAGTTACCTCGTAGTAATATCTAATTGCTTCGTCATTATTTCCAAATGTTTTAAAGAACTCTTCTTCTGCCATTTTCCATAAAGTATCGTAAAGAATTCCTAAAACCGCATTTGATTGATAGTGTTGCCAAATCTTATGGTTTAGAACTAACACTAACTCAGTCATGTATTTATAATCCATCTTGCAAAAATCTAATGCTCTTTTATAAGTGTCTTCAATAGGACTTTTTTCAACTCCTATAAATCTATCGGCAATACTAAAATTTTGCCATAATGTTGTAAGTGGCTTGTAGCCAATTTCTTCCCAAAATGCTGGTGTTCCCATCTCTCTCAACTCCTCCTAACTAAACTTCTACAGCACATGTAAGCATTGCATAAAAAATTGCTTCAGTTTCAATATCTTGATATTCAGGACATGCTTTACCGAATTTATGAATTAAATAAAACATTGCTTTTATCATATCTAATTCTTTCTCGTGAATGTTTCCTATTGTTCCATCTTCTATAATTTTGTCATAATTTTTAGCAATTTTTCTAATAATTGCCATCCCATCTTGTGAGTCAGTTCCACCTAACACATCTCTAAATGTTAATTCTCCAGTTGCTACCATTTTTCTATATTCATTAAAACTTGTAATTTTTTTCATTAAAATCTCCTCTTTCTTTCTAACTCTTTCTAACTTATTTTTCTGAAGGGAAGACTATTCGTCTTCTCCTTCAGTATATCCTGTTGCTAAAAATGATATTTTGTCAACTACAACTACTAGCGAACCATCATCATTTCTAGTTTCTAATCTTCCTTTAAGTCCTACCAAGTCGCCTTTTTTACAATATTCGACAGTTTTTTCTGCAATATGGTTTTCTAACTCAATAGGTATAAAATCGGTTTCATAAATACCATCTTCGTTTTTATAAGTACGTTGTACGGCAATATGTATGTTTAAAATACGTTTACCATCTTCCTTTCTAACTAACTCAGGGTTTTGAGTTAATCTTCCTATAAAATAAACTAAATTATGCATATTCTAATCACTCTCCTTTATATTTTATTTATGCATATCTTGTTCCAACTCATAGACTTCTTCACTTGATGTAAATACATTATACCACTTTTACTAGTAAAAGTCAAGTATTTTTTATACATTGAACCTTTTACCCTCATAAGTCCAACATTCATAATGTTTTAATCTTAATGTATTTTGTACGAATGTTTTAAACTCACTATCTTCAAAAACTGCTCTACCATAACCACCACCAATCCAATCTTTGAATAATCTTTCTTTAACTCTAAAACCTATTCTTCTTAAGAAACTTGTAGATACAAGTGGGAAACATAACTTTTTGATATTTAACATTTCACCATCAGTTTTAAGTCTTACTAAAAATCCATAACCTCTATCGTTGGGATTATATTCACCTATATATAGGTTAACTCTATAGCCATCTTTTTCTAACTTAATTATATTTTTCATTAACTCAGTTGTAGTTTGCATAATTTCGGAACTCTTAACATAATATGGTGCACTACATTCATAAATAATATTTACTATCTTATTATTAATAGTCTTTCTTTTATTAATCATTGACTCAGGGATACATTGTAATGCAAGTGGTACAACTGGTTGATAACCAACTACATCTAAAAATGTTTTATTCTTTTCGGCACAGCCATTTGTTTTATATTTATTTAAGTCAGTTTCAATTCCTTTGAAAACTTTACCAAAAAGCATATTGTCATGTGCTTCTTCATAACACTTGGTATCACACCAACTTGACCCTCTATCGTCTTCGCTTGAGTTATCTCTTCCAGGTATCTCTGGAGCATTGTCTAACTCTCTCATTAGTTCACTTATTGAATTGAATTGTAAAAAATTACTATTTTTCATTTAAATCACTCCTTCTAACTTTTTCTAACTCAATTAAGCAACATACTTAAAATATTTGTACCATTCATTTGACTTGTCTAAGTCATTCTTTAATACATTGATGTCGTCTTCACCAAGTCCTTTTATAATTGCACAACTCACAACATCTTGCTTATTAAAGTCATTTGCATACATTTCATATGCATTCTTTAAACATCTCATACCAACTATTGCATTGACATGGTTCTTTTTAGCACTCTTTCTTATATCATATATAAAGTTTCTTAAAGAGTCTTCAGGACATAATGCATTTTCTAGGTTTGTATCATAGTTCATTCTTACTAAAATAAATCTATCTAATGTAGCACCATCTATAACATTTCTTCCTGTATATACCATATCGGCACCTAAACCAACAGTGTTACCAGCACATATTACTATAAAATTCTTTCCAACTGACACTCTTTTATCAGGGAAATCAAAATAACCATTTGCTAATAATGAGTTAATTACAACTAATGCACTTGGGTCGGATGCATCAATTTCATCTATCATTAAAATTACTTTTATATCAGGATGTTCGTTTGCATATTCCATAGCACGTCTTAACTCAGTATCATGATATGCACCATTTGCATCAATAAATCCTATTAATTTGTATTCTTGAGTTATTGTAGAACTATAGTAGAACTTACCACCCAATGCTTTTGCAACTTGTTCTATTAAATAATTTTTTCCTGTACCTGCAGGACCCGAAATCATTATTGCCTTACCCATATTTGCTAATTTAAGTATTTTTGGAAAAATCTTATGTGTAAGTCCTTCAATTCTTTCAGTTTTTACATCAGTCACTCTGACATCTAATGTTTGTGGAATATTTCCATATTCCTTTTTCATAAATTCATGTATAAAATTTGTAATCTTTTCTTCAGCATATTCTATCTTGTGTGTATCACTTATACTTTCTATTGCTTTTGTTAAATTTTCTAAAACTTGTGTATTCATATTAAAGTTTCCTTCCATTTCTAAACTTTTATTTTCAATATTTTCATTTGTACCTTCAACATCTTGCTTGTATTGGTCGAACCAATAAAAATTTCTTAACTCGTTGTAAACATCGTTGTATCTATCTTTTAATTCTTTAAAAACTTTTATTTTAGTTGGTCTTCTTAAGTAAGTTTTTTGTCTGCCCGATGCTTCCGCAACTGCTTCCAAGTCCTTTCTTAAATAAAACCATTCTCCATTTACTTGAATTGTATAATTTTCTAAATTAATATTTTCTATCATTTTAAATTCCTTCTTTCTATATTTCTTCTAAGATTTTATCAATATAATAATATTTTCTATTTCTATCAATTATTTTTTTGATATCATCTTTATTTTTACCTTCAAGCATTAATTTGCATGACTTGTATGACTCTAGTTGTTTAACATATTTTATTAATTGTTCAGTATCATATTCATATGGTCGTAATCTTTTCATTTCTTCATAATACTTATCTGCATCATTCATGTATTTTTCTAAATGTTTTACTATGAGTTTTAAATCTTCGTTGTCCGAGTTTTTATACTCATTCATTAATTCTTCAACTCGTTTACATTCATAATAATGTTGTTCAGCAGCAGTATCTGCACCAGTCCACATATCTTATTCACCTCCTTTAAAATATATATGGATGTTTAAAACATCTTCAACTTCTTCTAACTCGTCTCTGTTTAATCCTAGGATGTTTATAAAATCATAATCATTATAAATTTCAAATGATATGTTATATTTGTTATTCATATACACACCATCATATAAAATTTCTTCTCTACAAGGTATTGCATAATAGTCATACCATTTAAAATTTTCATCGTGTGCATAAAGTTCTAGGTGTCTAATTAAATCTTTTAATGCTTCAGTTCTCATAATTATCTTCTTCCTTTCTTATTTGATAACTTTTCATTTAAATTTTCTAAAAACCAAAGTGCTAGTATTACAACTACTAGCACCATGGAAATTATAAAAAACAATTCTTCAATTGTTCCGTTAAAGGTAAACATTATATTCTTCCACCTTTCACTTTTTCATTTATGTATAAAAACTCGTTGTTTTCTTTAATTGTCTTTAAAATTGCAACCTTTTCTTTGATGTCCTTTGTATTAAAATATCTTTCTAATAATTTAACATTTTCTCTTCTTATAAAATCTTTTAAAAATTCCATTTCTAACTCCTTCTTTCTAACTTTGAATTTTTAATTGTTTTTGTAAAAATCTTTTAATTTTGTAACTCTATAAAAATCTTTTTTAGGTGTTACGTCTCGGCATTCTTTAACTTCTTCGCCGTAACGTTCTACTAATTTTTTAGAGTTCCAAGTGGTACTAACTTGATTTTCCATTTTAGTAATTTTTAAAATGTCGTCAAGTCTTTCTTCTTCAACTCCAAGATTATCTAACTTTTCATAAATTAAAGTTAAATCGTCTTGTAAGTTGTCGATTTCAAGTTTTAACTTATGCACCTTTCTTAAAAGTCTTCTAATTTTTAAATCCATTTTCTAACACTTCCTTTCTTTTTATGGATTTTTTGAGTAGAAAAATATTTATCTACTCTCTAAAATATCTACTTGTGTGAATATCTTAGAGAGTAGAACTTGCTTTCTTCTCAATGGTCTACACCCGAATGAGATTACTAACAAGTTAATAATTTTTCTTGGAAAAACTTTACTCTCGTGCACTCATGAACTATATTAGTAAACTTAAAAGCAATTTCTAAACTCCAGCGGTGCAAACGCTTAATTTAATTTAGTTAACTTTTAAGTAGGTATACAAAAATATTTGTATTTGATAACTCTAATTTTTTGCAAGTTGTAAAATTTAATTGTTTAGTCTTCAATCTTCAATAGACATTTTCTAAAATTCATTTTATTCACTTATCAATTACCAAACTACTTTTTAAAATTGGAAATTTTATCAAGTTGAGTTAGGTGAAAATTTTCAAGTGTGAAATTGCTATCTTTAACACTTTACTCATCACTTAGCAAGTTGTATCTTCGAGATGCTAACTCGTTTGATAACCTATAAGTGTTTTACTATTTACTAGTTGAATGCTACTCAATTAGTGTTATACTAACCTATCTTATAGCATGTATACAATGATATAGTTATCTATACACCAGTGATATAGTAGTTATATAGCAATGATAGATGCTACTATACTTATAGTGTACTTATCTAGTGTTTACTACCAATGATATAGTATTCACTAGTGATAACTAACCTAGGAGCTAGGCGAGTGGCAACGCCGTAGCGTTGTGGTTGATTAACACTCGCCGCAACTATCTAATCTAGTATTGAGTGGATAGTATTTTTTCTATTCTATATCTAGTTGTATGGTATACTCTCAATGTACCTATACCATCAATTGAGATATAATTAACCGATTTTTCTTTGCCTTTAATTATTTCATGTTTAGCATGTACTATATACTTAGTATGTTCATGCTTTAGCATCTTAACTAGTTTGTCTAGGGTGTAGATAGTACTATGTACTATCACGTATGACGTAAGTGCTTGGGTGTAGGTGCTTGGCTTTAGGTTGTGGGTCGTAAGTGCTTTACTTTTTGCGTAGTAGTCGCAACTTACTATGTGTTTAATCGTGGTGTTATGTGCCTTGTGATAGTATTGTTTATACTTAGAGCAATGCGTACGCATTGGCAGGTCGTCTATGTAGTATTGTTTGTAGTTTGGTATTATATGGATACTCATATATACTCCTCCCTTGATATGAGTATACAGCACAACCCCCCAAGCAACCCCTCCAGCAAATTTTAACCCCCCAACCACCATTCCTCCTCCCATTCCTCACCCAGTCAGTCAAAAAACCATTGACATATTGTAGCCATTTATAGTATAATGATTTTGACGTCGGAATTCGTTGATTTCTACGTCACCCTGAATAATCTTGGATTTTCAATAATTCTTTGTTGGATTATCCAAAACAACAGGTTGTTACTTATAACTTATTGAGGGCTATTCTTTGTTGGATATTGTTTCTCTTCTTATGTGACGCATACGCAAGTATGCTAACATACCGAATAATATTTAAGCCGCTTACCCTCAATTAGTGATACAACCATTCCAATGCTATCCTAATGGGTAGCACCAGATACATTGTAACAATGGTAAATATCACGAGAAAGAAAGCCACCTTTCTACCGTATTGTTGGGCAGTGGTGTTTATTCGATTGAATTATAGTCCCGACGAGTAATGTGATTAGTCAATGTATCTAGTGGTACTCTTTAGGGGGTGCCGAATAACTATCATTATTCAAGTTATGGATAACCTCCGTGCATGAATAATAAGATATTCCATGATAGGTAATTCCTCTTGGGGGAGTACCTATTTTTTTTTGTGCCCCGAGAAAAATTTAACCCCCGAGCGGGGTTTTTTATGTGTTTGTGGGCGTAGTTTCACGTGAAACATTGGGGGTAGTTGAAAAATTAGTTGCATTGTGATAGGATTTTATTGAAAAACGATAATTCTAGTGATGTATTTATCGTTTATCGATAAATGGAGGATGAGAATATGACGATAAAGAACCCTGCTGCTCCTATGAGCGTGCGTGTAAGTCAGTTGGAGTTAGGTGGTGCTGCTGAGAGTTTCTTAGATGAGCCTCAAGTAGTTGCTTATAACGGGGCTGTGCGTGATAGGGCGTTTAATAATAGAGAAAGTAAATTGGGTGCACCTGAAGAAGTAGAAAAGAGAATACAGGAATATTTTAATATTTGTGAGGCTACGAGACAACTTCCTAGTATTAAGGCTCTCTCTTTATATATAGGAGTGCCTTATAAAGTATTGAAAAAGTATATTGATGACCCTACATCTCGTTATAATGAGATGTTGGTTATGGCGAGAGACTATTGTCACGTTATTGTGGAAAATGGTGCTCTTAATAATAAGGTTAATCCGGCAACTTATATGTTTACGGCTGCAAATTACTATGATATGAAGAATACACAAAGTGTGGAGATTGGTCGTAGTTCGGCTGAGAAGGACTTGGCTGCATCTCGTGAGACTATTGATGCACTTAAAGCACTTTTGGAAAGTGAAAAGAGTGGAAATGTGAAGAATGGGGCAGTTGAGACTGATTTTGTGGATAAGGTTGGTGAGTAATTATGTTGAGTGAGGAATTATTGCCTCTTTTAAATGCGGTTAAAGAAGAAGATAGGGTAAGACCTGAGTATTTGAATGGGTTATATACGTTAATGTGTGCTTATGAGTCCGAAGAGAACGTGGAAAAGGCAGTTGAGTACGCTCATAAACTTATAGATATGTCTGTTGTGGATAAACTCCCAGTTGAGGACGCTCATCTTAGGACTTGTTATGATATTCTCGCTCGTTCGGGCGATTTTGAGGCGTATTGTATCGCTTTGGAGTGGAATAGACCTCTTCATAAGCAGTTTTATGTGCCTCGTGCGAAGATACTTAAAAAACATGGACTTATTCAAGGGTTTCAGGACTTGCAAGATGATAAATTGGACTTACTTGTGCTTAATTTGCCTCCAAGAATTGGAAAGTCGACTTTGAGTTTGTTTTTCTTAACTTTTAGAGCGGGTTTGTACCCTGAACAGTCTATTTTGGGTAATGGACACTCTACTTCATTAACTCAGTCGTTTTATAAGGAATTCCTGGAAATTGTTATGTCTGATGAGTATAGATTTGGGGAGATATTTCCACGTATTCGGATTACGACAAAAAATGCTGAGTATTCCTATGTAGATTTTAATACGGATAAGCGTTTTCATACATGTATGTTTAGGTCTATTGAGGGTGGTACAACTGGTCTTGCTGAAGCAAGTAACTTACTTTATTGTGATGACTTGGTTAAAGATGCTGAAACGGCTAACTCAAAAGATAGATTAGATAAATTGTATTATACTTATACTGCTACGGTTAAAGATAGAAAAGTTCAAAGATTGTGTAAAGATGGTGTGTATAGACCTTGTCCTGAGTTACATGTAAATACACCTTGGTCTATTTATGATGTTACATCTCGTATTATAAGAAACGAGGTGGAAAAGGGGAATAATTCTCGTACAAGAGTTATTTCTGTTCCTTGTTGGGATGAGAACCACGAGTCTAACTTCCTATATGATTGTGGGAAGGGTTTTGATGTGGCTTATTATGAAGATATGGAGTTGGCTGAAGACCCTGTTATCTTCTCGGCTAAGTATTTGATGAAGCCGATAGAAAGAGATGGACACCCATTTGAAAAAGATGCGTTAACTTATTATACGGAACTTCCTGAGGGCGAGCCTGATTATATATGTGCCTATAATGACGTGTCTCACGGTGGAGACGACTTTATGTCTATGCCTATTGCGTATGTTTATGGTACTGATGTGTATATTAATGATGTTCTCTTTATAAATAAGTTTGGTGGAGACTCTGTTTCTCGTCCTATGGTTTGTAGTAAGATTACGGATAATAAGATTACACGTTGTGGGTTTGAAAAGAACAATGGTGGTGATTTTTATGCAACACTTATTTCTGATGACCTAAAAAAGACTGGTTATAGATGTAATATTACAATGCACTCGGCTACTGGTCAGAAATCTAAGTTGGATAGAATACTTGCGTGTCAGAATGAGATAAAGGGCGTTAGCACTGGTCCCGCAGATTATAGATTGTATTTTAGAGCACCTAAGAGTGTGCCTAAGAACTCTCAATATATGTCTTTTCTTTATAATCTTTGGAATTGGTCGCAAAAAGAAGGGGCTATTCAAAAGAAACAACATGATGATGCTCCGGATAGTTTGGCAGGTTTAGTTATGAATGTATTGGGTAAGCGTTCGTTAGGCTCTCTTAAATTATATGATATTGGATTGGCAGGTTATTAATATGTTGGGTGCGGATACTTTGTTGTTTACGAAAAAGGGGTTTAAAAAGTTGATTGAGTTGGATATTTATGATGAAGTGCTTACACCATACGGTGTTTTTGAGCCTATTGTTAAGTTAGGTCCTTGGAAACCAATGGATAAAGTAATTAAGTTGAATACACTTGAAGATATATGTTGTACGGATAACTTGATGTTAAATGCGGCTGACCATTGTAATGGAAGTTATACTTATGTTGATGAGGTTGATGATAAGAACTATTATTTCGACCCAATTATGGAATTTGAGGGTGATGGAAAAAATCACCCTGTTTCTAATGGGTATGACTTCGCGGTAGTTGTACCGACTTGCATTCCAGATGCGTATATTCTATCCCCAATTGAGGAAAGATTAAAATTATTCGCTGGATTAGTTGACTCACCTATTTGTGAGTTAGGAAAAGTTGATGGAATATATAATTTTTATACTTATTATGATGATTTGATGCAAGGGATTGTTACATTGTGTCGTTCTCTTGGTTTTGGTGTGACTTGTAGTAAAAAAAAGATGGTTTATAAGATTGGTGTATCAGTTAATAAGTATATAGATATAATTCCTATTAAGGATGAGTTAAAAATGTGCCATAACTATGCAACTATGAGTAAGCGTGCGTATGTTAGTAAAGTTGCTGAAAATAAGAACTTTACTTTGGGTCGAGAGGTTAAAGTAAATGGTGGTTTCTTTTTAGTGGGATATAGTATGGTTCCTGTTGCTTAAAGTGTTGACAAATTTATCGTTTAATGATAATATTTTATCGAATAGGAATATATTTTACGTTGGTGGTGATGAATGTGACTAAAATAAATTATGGTCGTAAAAGAATAATTTTAGACTACGATGAAGTTACACCTGAGAATTTTAAGGAAGTTTTTGGGAAAGCATTACCTATTTTTGGTGAAAATAAAAGGGATTGTACATTCCTTATAGATATGTTTTTAGGAAAGCATGATATTTTAAATCGTCCTGCCCCTAATACATCTAATATAAATAATAAAACTGTAGTAAACTTCGCATTCCCTATAACAAGGGAAATTGTTGGATATACATTTGGAAATCCTTTTGAATTAGTGCAAAAGAACACTGACTTGCAAAAGGAAGTACAAATATTAAGTGATGTATGTGATTATGAAGGTGCTTATGCAGTTGATATATCCGCTGCATTATATGCTTCAATTTGTGGATTTGGTTATGAGATGACATTCCCAAGTGCGGAAATCTCAGAAGATAATACTCCTGAAGTTCCACTTGTGTTGACAGCACTTGACCCAACACATACATTTGTTGTACAAAGTACAAAAATTGGAAATCCTCAAATAATGTCATGTATGGAAGTATATGACTCTACAGGAAAAGGTCCAAAATATATTTGTTTTACTGATAAATATAAGTTTACAATTGATACAACAAGTATTGAGGATATTATTAAAGTTCCAGACGATAAAATTAAAATAGAGTCAAATCCAGTTGGGTTAGACCCAATAACAATGATTGAAAACTCATTATTACTTACTGGTGACTGGGAACAAGCAATTCCAGTTATGGATGCAATAAACCAAGTTACTAGTGACTCGTTAAATGATATTGAGGGTGCGATTAAGTCATTATTGGTTCTAATTGGAACTGAGTTGGACGAAGATGGAACTACATTACAAACAATTAAAGAAAAAAGATTACTTGCCATTGCCAATGGTAATGGTCAAAATAATCATATAGATGCTAAATTTATATCACCAAAATTAGATAGTGCTGAAGTAAAAGAAGTTAGAGAATTCTTAAACGATGCTAGAAATATAATAACTGGTATTCCTGATAGACAATCAGCACCTGCTGGTGGAGATACTGGAGCAGCCGTTATAAATAGAAACGGTTGGACAGACATAGAAATAGTTGCAAAACTTAAAGAATTATACTTTAAGAAAGCAAAGAAAAAACAAGTTGCTGTTGCACTTAAGATATTACAAAAAATTAATTTCAAGAATATCTCAAAATCATTAAAGGTTATGGATATTGATATTAGTTTAGGTAGAAATACATTAGATAACTTAAGTACTAAGGCTAGTGCATTTGCTTCATTAGTTGCAACTGGTGAATTAGCAACAATCGACGCTCTTGATTTTGCTGGATTAACTAATAGAACAAACGAAGTAGTTGCTCGTGGTCAAAAGGCAAAAGAAGAAAGAATTAAGAACAACTTAGCATTAGGTGTTGACCCACTTACTGTTGGAGGTTCTGGTGGAAAATATAACTATAATTATAGTTATGATAAAAAGAGTGATGATGATAAGCCAAGTGGCTTAACAGATGAAAGTTAGGTAATTACGGAGGAATTGAGAATTAAACCTGCTCAATCTCTTCCGTTATTATAAATTTTCTCCAAAGCAACAGGAGATTTAAATAATGGTTGCACATCTCGACAGTGAAGTCGTTTAAAACTCATGGAAGGAAGGAAGAAAGATGAACTTAAAGGACTTACTTGGTTCTAACTATCATGACGATATGACTTTTGAAGAAATTTCAAACGCTTTATCTAGTATGAAGTTAGCGGATTTATCAACAGGTGCTTATGTTGATAAAAACAAGTATGAAGCAGACATTAAGGCTAGAGATACTGAAATTAAACAAAAATCTCAAGCATTAAATGAAAAAATGACCGCAGAAGAAAAAGCACAAGCCGAAGAAGCAAAAAAGGATGCTTTAATAGAAGAATTAAGAAAGCAAATCCTAGACTCAAATATCTACAATAGTAAATCTACTGCTGAAAGTATTTTAGCCGGTAGCAAGAATATTTTAGGTATTGAAGATGGTGATGATGCCTATAATAATTTTATTGGAAGTATCTCAACTGATAACCTTGATAATACTAGAACTGTTGCAACTTATATTAATAAGTTAATACAAGATAGTTATACAAAAGGTAAAGATGACGCTTCTAAAAACAACTTAGGGAACTTCTCTAAGGGTGTAAATACGACAGCAAGCGAGGACGGTAAGGCTATAGAAAACTATGGTGCCCAACTTGCTAAATTAAACACTAGTCAAGAAGTTGATAGTGATTTATATTTTAAAAATAATTAATAGAAAGAAGGAAACAAAATGGCAAATTTAGTAACTAAAGTCGGTGAATATGGTACTAGAAAGACTATATTAATCGGACAAGAAAGTTATTATATCGCTTTACCAGTAGTTGTTTCAGGTTCTGCAAACGCTACTATTAAGGCTGGTCAACCACTTGTTGGTGACTTAGAAGCAAGAGATACAGCATTTACTGCTGGAACATCTAATGCTGTAGGTGCAAACTTACATGATGTAGTATTAGATGCTGATGGAAAGGGAAATGCAACATTAGTAATCGCTGGATGCATTGACTTACTAAAAGTTGAGGCTTCAATTGCTACTGCATTGAAATCTGCTAACATTGATAAAATTATATTAGTGAAAGGAAGTGCTATTTAATGAATATATTCGATTTAGTAACTGCTTCAAACGTAGTTGCATTCTGGATTGAAAAGAATGTAAACAAACAACCTCTATTAGGTGAAACATTATTCCCTTATAGAAGAGAAATCGGAATTAAGTTAGATTGGATTAAAGGTGCTAGTAATCAACCAGTTGCTTTAAGACTATCTGCTTACGATACTAAAGCAATACGTAGAGATAGAGAAGGTATCGAACAATATACAACTAAGATGCCATTCTTCAAAGAGTCTATGTATATTGATGAAGAAATGAGACAAGAATTAAATACATTACTTCAAACTAATAACTCAGGATTAATTAATTCAATCGTTGCTAGAATATTCGAAGACCAAATTAAATTAATCGCTGCTGCAAGAATATCTCTAGAAAGAATGAGAATGGAATGTGTAACTAACGGTACTATCACATTAGCAAGTAACGGACAAGCATTCACTTATGATTTCGGTATTCCTGCAGACCAAAAAGCAACTGCTACTGTTTCATGGAGCGATGCTGACGCTGATATCATTAAAGAAATCAACGACATTGTTGAAGGAATGAGAGCAAAAGGTGTTGAAATTACTAGAGCAATTTGTAACTCATCAGTAATTAACGCTATGAAGAAAAATAAATCTATTAAAAATCAAATCTATGTTTTAGCAGGTGGTTCTATCTCAAGTATTTCTGCTGCCAAAGTATTAGAATTTGTAAAACAAGAAACTGGTGTAACATTCTATTCTTACGATAACGTTTATGTTAACGAAGATGGAACTGCTACTAAATATGTTGCTGACAATACTGTTGCATTCTTACCAGACGGAACTTTAGGAGAAACTCATATGGGTACTACTCCAGAAGAGTCTGATTTAGGAACTGGTGCAACTAAAGGTATCGTATCAGTATTACCTGAAGGTATTGCAGTTACAAGTTATGGAACTGAAGACCCAGTTAACGTTGAAATGAAAGTTTCAATGGTTGGTATGCCATCATTCGAAAGAGCAAACGAAGTTTATATCTTAGATACTGAAATAACTTCTGAATAGGAGGTCTTATCTATGATAAAGATAACAAACGGAACTAATACAATGGATGTAACAACAGGTTTATACAATGGTTTATATTCTAAACTAGGGTATAAACCAGTTGGTACAAAACCAGAAAAAATTGTCGAAACTGTAAAGAAAGAGGAAGTAGTTGTAACTCATTCTAACTCAAAACCTAGTAATGGTACTACTTCTGGTAAGAAATAATGATTTATAAGTCAGATGATAAATATTATATATTAGTTTCAAGTGGTAGATTGGTAAGAGTTAATGTTACTCCATCTGGAGACGGCATTGTTCTAGAACCAACTAAAGAAGAAATTCGTTTGTTAAACGATGGCGAGATTGTTAAATATCAACAAATAACTGCTAACGAAATTAAAAAGGAATTAGAAACTCCTAAAAAAGAAGTTATAAAACCTAAAGAAGATTTCGGAAGCAAATTAATAAAACCAAAAAATAAAAACTAGGAGGTGATGCGACAATGAAGACTATAAGTGAATTGTCAGATGAATTAAAAGAACTTCTAATCGCATATGATATAGAAGAAGAAACATTGAAAACTCCTATCTTAGAGTTGGAAATAAAATCAGCAATTGGCGTTATAAATCGTTGTCGCCGTTTTACTCCAACTGAAGAGGCTTTATACGACGAAAAGTATGAAGATAAAATTGTTCCTTTGGCAGTAACCGGTTATTTAAAAGCCGGTGCTGAAGGCGAGACAATTCATAGTGAAAATGGCATTAGTAGACAATATGGAAATGGTGGAAAGTATCCTAAGGAAATGCTTAATGATATTATTCCACTTGCTAAGTTTCAATAATGATACCATTAATTAGAAACAAAAGAAAAATATATGTATGTAATGCCTATTTACAAAATGAATTAAAAAGGTTTAGTGAACCAATAAAACTATATGTAAATTGCCAAACTACTCACGGTAATGCCGATTTGACAAGTTTCGGTATGGAAGCATATCAATACATGCGTATTAAGACAAGTTCACAATATGCTAAGTATTTCCATCTAGGTGATGCAATATATGTAAATGTAGAGCCACCTGAAGAGCACGATGTCTTATGTAAGACTGCTGACTATGAAGTATCTGAAGACCCTATTGTAACTTTCAATCATGTTGAAGTATTACTAAAACGTAGGAGTGGAAGAAGATAATGGCTAATATGCTTGGTAAAATAGAATTCAATATAAAAAAGGGTTCTTTTGAAAAATTAGGTTCGTTAATTGATAATATAACAGATTATGCAGATGAATTTGACGATGACGTTGAATATAATGCTGGTATAGATGCTGCAAATTTTGCCGAAAGGCTTGCGGAAAACTATAGTAGTTATGCACAAACATATACTAGAGATGAAAAATTAAATCCTGATTTACCCGGTTATGAGAGAATTCAAATGACTTCACGAAGAATTTATGGTACGCCAACAATTATTGCAAATCATGGTAAAAATGGTTTTGAGATAATACTTCGTGGTAGAGATATTCAGTATCAAGAGTATGGTACAGGTGATATGGGTGCTGAAGACCCACATCCTGAAAAACCAGCCGATTGGATTTATTCCAGTGGACCTAATGTAATAAGAAATGGCAAATATATCAATGGTGGTTCAAAAAATGACCAAACACCAATGTGGTATAACCACGGTGTCTATAATGGAACTATTGATGAAAATAGGGCAATATGGATGGCACCGTTTGGACCAACATATGGTTTACCATCTGGTAGATTTCTATATGATACATTCGAAGAATACGTACACAGTGATGATATATATGGCTCAGGATATCTTGGTTCGGAAATGTCACAAAGCCCGTATAAATTAAACGCTCGTAACTTTGCCACACGTGCTAAAGCAAAAATAACTAAAGGAGTTAAGTAGGTGATGATATGATAGATGATGAAACACTATTATTTCAATTAGTTAATGACCTTCAAGATTTATTCAATGGTATTGAAGAATATTCAGATACCAAAGTTAAAAAATCTATGGATGGTGACTATGAAATTACTTATCCATTAGTTATAGTACAAGAACTTAGCAATATGGATAATCGTAGGTTCTTTGATGGAAAAGAACATATAGTTGATGTGAGTTACCAAATTGAAGTTCTCGCTGACCAAAGTGAAACAAAGGATGCTGAGACAAATGTCTTGTGTATCGAAAATATAATTAAAAACTATCTTAGAGGAGATAGATACAAAGCGTTACAACGAGTTGGCTCTTCTCCAATAATGCCACAATATTCAACGGCATTAAAGAAAGATAGTAATATAAAAATTGGATTTATGCGTTATAGTGGGCGTATAGATATAGATAACAATATAATATATAGGAGGTATTAGAATGAAATTAAATTTCAAAAGATTTGCAATCAACTTATCTACTGCAGGTATTTATGTTGCATATGCAAAAGAAGCAACTGCTGGTACTAGACCAACAAGTGGCTACACTAGACTAACTGGTGCTAAGTCTACACCAAGTTTCAACCCATCACCAGAAACTCTAGAAACTACAACTCTAGATGAAACTGAATGGAAAACTTATATCGATGGATTAAAAGACATCGGTGGTGCTCTTGAGTTTACATTTAACTTAACTCAAGAATTAGTAGAACAATGGGATACATTAATGACTACTTATAAAGCAGGTATTGCTTCAAATCCAAAATTAAGAACTTGGTTTGAAATTGTAATTCCTGGATTAGAGAAAGCATTATTCTTCCCTGGAAATCCATCAGAAATGGGATTACCTGAAACTTCAGTTTCAAGTGTACTTGAAATCACTAACTATATTACACCAGTTGGTGCTCCAAAGTTTGAAACTAAGATTGAAGTTCCTATTGTAACTTCAGAATAATTGAATAAGGATTGAAAGAAGGATATCAAATGAATACTAAAATCGAATTAAATTACAAAGGTACTGATTATACTTTAGAGTATAATCGTGCTGCTATAAAGGTTCTTGAGGCTAATGGTTTTAAGGCTTCTGAAATATTAGAAAAACCAATGACAAACATTGAATTAATGTTTCAATGTGCGTTTATAAAAAACCATCCAAAAACTAGTGTTGAAACTATGTCAGAAATCTTAAGTGAATGTTCTGATAAAGCACATTTATTAGCAACATTAAAAGTTATGATTGACGAAACATACGACTCACTAATGGAGGAAAAAGACTCGGGAAACGCAACATGGAAGGTAGTAGACTTAAGTCCGAAGAAGACTTCGGAACCAAGTCAAAAGTAGAGTCTGCCTCCCTAACCCAGACTTTTGAAAAATTATGTCCAATATATATGTCTTATGGTATGAGTTACGATGAATTTTGGTATGGTAGTCCATATCGAGCAAAATTCTACCGTGAAGCAAAAGAAATCTCAACCAAAGAAAAGGATACTGAATTTTGGATGCAAGGCGTGTATATATACGATGCCCTATGTAGGGTGTCCCCTATATTACACGCCTTTTCTAAATCTGGAACAAAACCTCTACCTTATGTTGATAAACCTTACTTGTCAGCAAAAGAAGAACAAGAAAAACAAATTAGTAAGGAACAACAATTAGAAAATGAACGTCTGATTGCTCAGTTACATTTTAAAAAGTGGGCTGAGGCAACAGCAAGACATTTCGAAGAGAAGGAGGTGTCAAATGTTTAAATTAAAATATAATAGATTTGCCGACCAAGAGTTGTCAATAAACGTTCAAACAAATCTTAAAACAACCGGTTTCAAAGAAGGAACTAGGGAGATGAAAGAGTTTAAACAAGAAGGTCAGTCAATATCGGATTTAAAACCTAAATTTGATGTTTCTAATATATTAAGCGGGCTTACTAAAAGTATAACTGGTATTGAGCAATTAAAAGCGGTACTTAAATCTGTCGATATCGGCAATGGTATTAGTAAAGTTGCTGATTGGGTTAACAGTCCAAGAATACCGAAACGTAAAAAACTTGGTTCATTCGGTGCAAAAGAGTTATCTTCAAGAGAAAAATTTATCGCTACTAGTAAAGAACAAAACGAGGCTGCTGTTAATGTATTATCTAGTGCTATGCGTGGTAATATTGTTACAGACCCAAAAATGGGACTTGCTAGTGGTTTACAAGATACGTCAGGTATTGAACAAGCAATTAGTAAACATAAAGAATTCTTACAAACTATTCAAACTGGCGTACAAGAAAATCTTCCAAGTTATGTACAACTACTTAAAGAAATAAATGAGGAAATGTCTAAAACGCCTAATGAAAAAAGTACCTCGTTTATGTTACCACCAAGTAACACCGATATAAGCCCAAACACATCATCTCTTATGGGTGGTTTATCAGTTGGTGCTGTTAGTAAATCCGATATTCAAGCAGTTAAAGATTATAAACAAAGTATGGTTGATTTACGAAACGAAATAAATGGTCAGTTAAATCAAACTCTAAAAGATTTATATAATAACGTTGAAAAAGCCGGCGACGGTGCTGAAGATAGTAAAGGTAAGTTCGAAGGACTAAAAAATGTTCTTAGTAAAATACCAACCGGAGTTGATGGTTTAAGTAAAGCATTTAAGAGTTTAGACTTTACTAAGTTAGTTGCACTTGGCTACACAGTAAAACGTGTAACTAGTGCTATATATAGTACGGTTGAAAGTGCTGCTGGTTACGAAGAGTCTTTAAACCTTTATACTATGGCTCTTGGTGAGTATGCTCAACAGGCTGAAAAATGGCGTGACACATTAACTGAAAAATTAATGTTAGACCCAAGTCCGTTCATGCAATATATGGGTGCGTTCTATAACTTCACAAAAGGTATGAATGTAACTAGTGATGCAGCGTACTTAATGTCTAAAAACCTAACTCAGTTAACATACGATATGGCATCATACTTAAATATAAGTAATGAAGCCGCACAAGCAAAAATTCAATCCGCTATGGCTGGTCAATCTAGAGCAGTTGCATCAGTCGGTGTTGCGATGCAAGTAGCATCATTACAAGAATTAGCATATTCTCTAGGTATTGAAAAAACAGTTAAAGATATGACACAAGCCGAAAAAACTTACTTGAGATACATTCAGTTGATGCGAAGTACATCTCAAATGCAAGGTGACTTAGGTAGAACCATGATTACACCTGCAAATGCAATTCGTACTTTGAAAAATCAAATTGAAATGCTTGGTAGGGCAATTGGTCAAGTATTAACGCCATTGATAATGCAAGCGATACCATATATTATGGCGTTTACGAATGTGTTAAAACGTGCCGCTCAAGCATTGGCAAGTTTCTTTGGATATAAATTATCCGATGTCGATTATTCCAGTGCTATATCATTCGAAGGTGCTGAAGAAGGTGTAAACAACTTAAACGCTATTGGAGGTGCAGCCAAAAAGGCTGGTGACTCCGTTAGAAATTCTCTAGCACCATTTGATGAGTTGAACCAAGTTATGTTTGAAAGTTCCGGTTCAGGTAGTGCAGGAGGAGGTGGAGTAGGCGGAAGTTTAGATGACTCTAGTTGGGATGCCTTATTACCATCATACGATATGCTAAAAGATTACACTGGAGAACTTGTAGACAAGGCTAAGGACTTAGAAGGAGTTGTAACTACTATTGCCGCTGCACTTGGTGGACTAATTATAGTTTCTAAAGTTGGCGACTGGTTTAAAAAGGGTGCTGATTTGTTATCGGCATTTGGTGTCGAAGCAGGAGCAATACCTGGAATACTTGGAAAAGTTGCCGGTGCTATAACGGTAGTTGCTAGTGGTATAGCGATTGGAATTGGTTCTTACGATTTACTTGAAAAAGCATTCTATAATATTACGAAAAACGGTGGCGATTTAGAGTCAATGTTGGAAGGAATTGTAACAGCCGGTCTAGTTACCGAGGTTCAACTAGCATTTGTTGGATTATTAGCAGTTATAAATCCGCTTGCCGCTGGAATTGCTGGTATTGCATTTGTTGTTATGGATGCTGCCGCTGCGTTTAACGGTATGATGAATGCTATAAATGATATAGTTGACCAAAACTTATTTGGCGAATTAAGCGTATCTTATAGTGAATGGTATAACTTATTAACATCTGGTAGTGATATGAATGCACTTTCACAATCATTAAATGAATATGACACTACAATTAAAGGTATTGCAAAATCATTTAATGAGTCTTCAAATGAAGTAGAAGTATATGGAATTAAATTACAAGCAACTACTAAATTAACTGAAACCGAGTCCGAAAAAATGAAATTGGCTATGGATAATATGCTTTCTCAAACATCAGCAAGTATTGAAGCAACTACTAGTAAAGATTTACTTGTATGGGAAAAGACATTTAAAGGAATGTCTGGTCTAACCGAAGAAGAACAAAATAAAATACGTGATACTATTATTAATCGTGGTGCCGAGCAACAAACTGAGTTGGATAATGCCCAATCTAAAATAAACGAAATATATGATAATGGTATAAAGACACGTGGTTACTTAACCGATGAAGAATATACTGCATTAGAAGAACAACTTGCTAAAATTCGTGGTTTAGTTGAGCAAAATGTTACTGAAAATCAAGCAACATTGGAATTCTATAAGTCAACATATACAGATAAGAATAAAAAACTTGATGAAAAGTCATATAGTGAATTTAATAAAGCATTAAAAACATATGATAAAGAAAGAAATGATGAGATTTCTAGAACATATGCTGAAGGATTAAATTTATTAAATAAAACTTATTCGGAAGATAAGAGAAATACAAAAGAATACCAAGACGCCAAAAAAGAACTAGATAAAGAACGTGAAACAGCGATGGCAGAACACACTAAAGAAATGAGTGGTTATGTTGGTATAATGTATGGTGACTTTATAAATACTTATAATGATTTATACGATGAAACTGGTGCTATAAACCAAAAGACTAAAGAAAAACTTGCAACAATATTAAACGATATACCGGTTGATAAAGAGGAATTTATTGGAGTAATGAAGACAGCCGGTATTGAAAGTGCTGAAGAATTATACGACAACATTAAATCAACTGCCCAAAGTCCAAGTGCAAATAATGCGATGGAAGCCGCATCAGGTGCCGTTAAAGATTACTTTGCTGGTGGATGGCATGCAAATGTTGGTGCGTTAAGTGGTGATATGTTCATTGATTTAAAGAATGGTTTAGATATTGCAAAAGGTAAAAACGATATTAAACAAGCGTTCTTTAGTATAGGTAACTTCGTACTAACTGCAATCTTCAACGGATTGATGTCATTTGCTGGTTTACCCGGACAATTTGCAAGTAAATTACTTAAAGAAGTTAAGAAAGCCCTAGGTATTAAATCTCCATCTAAGTTATTTATGAAAGCCAAAGTTGGTGATTATGTAACTCAAGGTATTGAATACGGAATGAACCGTGAAATAGATACTGGTATTGGAGAAGTTGCCGACAACTTACTGACAACAATGCAAAACTCATTAGACGAAGGAAATGAGTTAACATTTGGAGATAAACTTCAAGACGGTATATCTGAGATAACTGATGGTTTCAAAGATATGAATGACGAAATTCTTGAGTTCAATAAAAATGCTAACAATATAGCAATCAACTCAACTATTTCCGCAAATAGAAAACTTACTAGCGATTATAGTGATATAATAGGCTTAGTAAGTGGTTCGTATGCTACGAACGGAAATACTGCTACTGAATTAATAGATAACGTTAAAGAAAGCGTATCTAATAATACTATAGTAGTTCAAATCGGTGATGAAGTAGTATATAAAGGACAAGGTGAATATCAATCTCGTGAGTCAGACAGATATGGCACAAGTTACGTTAAGATATAGGAGGTAAATAAGATGGCATTTAATGGATATTATGTAAAAATAGGGAATGTTACTTTTAACAATCCCTCTCCTCTAAGAGGAGATAATGGATATAAATTTGCACCTGCGTTGGTGCAAGTTGGGGAGTCTAAAGTTCTTGCAAGTGGTTTACTAAGTACAAAAGTATTACCACACGCTAGAAGAAAGATTTGGTTAGAATTTCCACCTATGACACCTGAACAATTCCAAACTTATTGGAACGCATTACATAGTGATGCCGGTGGTCATGGAATGTATCTTACAGTTGAAGCGTATGATGAAACAACTGGCACTTATGTTACCGATACTTATTACCACACCGACTTTGAATATCACTCAGTCTACTACGGTGGACAGAGAATGGTTAAAATGGAGTCGTTCGAATTAATAGGACATTAGGAGGCTTAAATATGAATTATTCAAATGAAGATAAACAATTATTATTAAATAACGGAGCCGCTACTTTATGTAACATAAACTTACTTGATAGTAGCGGAAACGTTATTTCAACTTTTTCCGAAAGTGATTATATAACTGAAATAAAGTTAGAAGACTTCAGATATGTCCCTAATACTGGGTTTATAGGTCAGTTCGTAGAAAGGTTATTAGATGGTAAGTTATCAAATTTACCTTTAAATGTAGATTTAACTGATAGAGAAATATCACTTGAAATTGGTGTAAAAGCCGCTAACTCAAATGATATAAATTATTATAATTATGGAAACTTTATAATAACTAGTGTAACTAGGGAAGATACAACTGGTGCTTATACATTTAAATCTAGTGATTATGCTAAGAAGTTTAATAAAGAATTTAATGGTGAAAGAGCGTATCCTTGCCTAGCGTTACATGTATTAAATATGGCATCATCACAAGCCGGTGTATATCTAAATAACGATGGTTATGCAGTTGGTTACGCAGTTGGTGAAAATGGTTTACCTGCTGGTAATTATTACTTTGAGGCTACAATAGATGGTGTAACAACTTATTATAGTTTTACAACCCAAGTCGCTCTATCTCACTATGACTCTTTGTTGTTTAACACAAGTTCTGGAAAAGTAGTACAGAAAAAATTAAATTCTGATTTTGTTCCAACTCGTACTAACATAACTCCAACTGCTAGTACAAGTACACACACTGGAACATTACTTTCAAATGAATTACTGCCATACGTTAATATAACAAATAACGATTTTGTAGTAGATAATAACCAATTTGTTGAAGGTAACTCATGCAGAGATGTTATCAAATGTATTGCTCAATTGTCATATACTTGGGCTAGAGTTGATGAATTAAATCATTTAAGACTAGACTTTAATAAAAAGAGTACAAGTCAAGTTGATACATATGATATAATAGATACAAATAAGTATTTTACATCAAAGATAATCGGTGACACTGTGTCACCAGTTAATAAAGTATTAATAGGTATGAGTAATGTTGATGGAGAAAATGTATATAAAACAAGTCAATCTTATACACCAGAAACCGAAAGTGCTATATACATATATGACAACTTACTAACATATAATGATACACTTAGAAGAATTGCAATAAATGGGTGTGAAAGATTATTTGATTTAACATACACACCTATGGAAATAGATAGTATCGCACATCCTTGGTTAATAGGTAGCGAATTAATGAAGATAACGAATGTTGATAATCAAGTTTATTATACATACCCATTTAATAGAACTATAAGTTATAAGGGTATCACAAGTACAAAATTAGCATCGCAATCAAAAAGTGTTGTTAATCAAAAATATGAGTGGAAAGATAGTGTAATGGATAAACTTAAAAAGACCTCTATTGAAGTAGATAAAGCAAACGGAAACATTACATTACTTACACAAGAAACCCAAGATATCAAAACAAACGTTGAAAACAATTATTATACTAAAGAGAATGTTAATATGTTAGTACAAAACGCCGCAACTGGTGTTACAAACACGTTTAGTGAAGCAGGTGGTAATAACATATTCCATAATAGTGGTCTATGGTTCTTAAATGAAGATGATACTACATCTGCTACTTCACCTTATGAATTCTGGACGGGTTATGTAATTAGAGGTAATAATGAAAAAGCGTCTAATAGACATTCACTTATATTACAACAAGGAACATTAACTCAAGAACAAGTTGTGCCAAATGGTAATTATACAATTAGTTTCAGATATAAAAAATTACTTCCGTTATCTGTTGTCAAATGTATAATAAACGGAGTTGAGTATGAGTTAACAGAAGATAGTGATACTGATTTTCTTCAAACGATTATTGTCAATACACAAGAGGTACAAGTTGATTTCACAAGCACAATGGACGGTGCTTGTGAGATATACGATATAATGGTTAATGCTGGTACTGTTAAGTTAGCATATTCTCAAAACCAAAACGAAACCGTAACCGATACAGTTAATATATCCAAAGGTATCACAATAACTTCAAGTGTAGAAAATACAACATTTAAAGCAAACACCGATGGTGTTCGTATATTCAATAATAGTAATATGCACGAACCTAAAACAAAGTTTACTGAAGATGGTACAGAAACAGACGAATTAATAGTTAAAGAACAATCACAAATTGTTGGAATATTAAGACAGAGGGTGGGTGACCAAATATGGGATTGTATGATTTAAAATTAAATTATAAAAGATTTGATGTTACAATATCGATGTCTTGTGTAACAAATTCACAGGATGTCGGAGCAAATAAAAGTAATGTAACAATTACGGCTACGATAACAAGAACTAGTGGTAGTAGTACATGGTGGAGTTCTGAAAGAACATTAACAATAACGTGTGACGGTCAATCACAAAGTATGGGTACAAAATTACCAAAGGGTGGTAGTGGTACTGCAAGTTATTCAGCGTCTTTTGATATACAGCATAATAATGATGGTACAAAAACAATTGATTATACTGGTTCAATACCAGCCGGTTCTACATTACCTGCACGTTCAGGTAGTGGTACAACAACATTACCAACAATTCCCAGATATGCAAACATTACCGAATATAATATAGACTCTAGAACTGAAACAACTATTACACATCATATTATTGTTGATACATATTGTAGTGATACATATTATAAAATAGCACAAGTTCAAGCGGATGGTTCATATGTTTACGGTCCATGGATTTCGATGGGTGCTTGCGGTGCGAACGAAAGAAAAACAAATACAATAACTGGTTTGAGCGAAGGTACAAAATACGTCGTTGGATGGAAATGTAAACGTGGTGATAGTGGACAAGAAAGAGAAGCCAGTGGAGCGATGGTAGTTACAACGTATAAATATCCTTATATATATGGAACACAAGATTTTTATATCGGTGACTCTTACACAATCGGTTTGTATAATCCATTAAATAGAAATTGTACGTTAAAAGTATTAGATAATAGTAATAATGAACTCGGTTCTATAAGTAGTATTACTACAAATGGATATGTTGATGGACCTAACGACAATACAACAATAGATAATATGTATGCCAGTATTCCTGATGCTCAAAGTGGTAAATATAAAATTAGACTTATTGTGAATGAAATAAGTAGAGATGTTAGATATGTTGGTAATTTATATAAAATAAAAGAAGCCGAATGTTTACCAACATTCTCAGACTTTACGTATGCAGATGTAAACGCTACTACATTAGCATTAACTGGAAGTAATCAATCAATTATACCAAGATATTCAAATGTAACAACAACAGTTAGTGTTGCTAATAAAGCAACTGCTAAGAATTACGCTACAATGATTTCTTATAAGTTCACTTGTGGTGATGCAAGTGATACCGCATCATATAGTGCAAGTAGTGCTGTAAATATGACTATTAATAATGTATCTAGTGAAAACTTCACGGTACAAGCAATAGATAGTAGAGGTTTACCAACACCTATAACTAAAACTGCCTCAACAGTTGTGAGTTACACTGACTTGGTTAAAGATACAAGTTCTACTTTAAAAAGAACTGCTGGAGTATCTGAAGCAGTAACTTTAACTCTTAAAGGTACAATTTGGAACCAATCTTTTGGTTCGGTAACTAACTCAATTAAGAGTGTTACATATAAATACAGAATATTAAATTCTGGTGATGAATATGAAACTGGTACAACAACAATCACACCTACTGTTGCAAACGATGGTAAGTTTACATTTACTGGTGCTATCTTAGGAGATACTAACGAGGGATTTGATATTGAGAATTCTTACGAAGTTGTTGTTAAAGTAGATGACGAATTGAGTACAATTAGTTATACATTCGTCCTTGCTGGTGGTAAACCACATATTGCATATCATAAAAACGGTGTATCTATAATGGGTGCTTATGTTCCAGCAAACGGTGGTAAACTTCAAATAGATGGAGTAAATATAGAAAACCTATTAGGTGGCGGCGGTGGACTTAATATAGGTTCTATAATTGAGTTTGCTGGTTCTAATATACCTACTGGTTTCTTAAAATGTGAAGGACAAAGTTTAAGTAAAAGTCAATACCCAGACTTATTTGATGTCATAGGTTATACTTATGGTGGAAGTGGTAACAACTTTAATTTACCAAACCTAAAAGGTAGAGTACCTGTTGGTGTTGATAGTAATGATACTAACTTTAATGCTTTAGGTAAAACTTATGGTGATAAGACACACGCACACAATATTAACGGTCATACACACCATTATGGTTTAAGATATCTTGGTTTTTATGGTGATACACAATTGGAAGGTTCAAGCGGTGTTGGTATTATGAATTATTCTTCCGATAATAATTATACGTTGAGTGGTTATGGTGCTAGTGTTGGTAGTGTAACAACCAATAATATGAACGGTGGTACTACTCAAAGTGTTCAAACAGTTTCACCTAACGCATATCAAATGGAAGGTGATACTTCATATACTGGTATGAACACTAATAATGGTTCGTCATATCAACCATCATTTGCAACTTACTTCATTATCAAAGTGGAAAATACAGTTCCTGTGCCTCAAACATCACAAGTTACAAGCACTTATGAAGAAAGTGCTAATGATGTTTATAGTTGTAATTATGTTAATGGTAAAGTAGGTAATGTTCTATATTCAAACTCAACAGGAACAACAAGTGATTTCACATTACAAGATAATGTTACCAATTACAAAAAAATTGAAGTTGGTTATATTACTAACGATAGTAACCAAGGAATAAAAACAATTTACAATAATGGTGATAGTGTATTCTATACAGAAATATTTGAAATATGGACGTCATCAAATACAGAAAATGTAATATATATAAAAAATGCACAATTAATGTTCAACGGTACAAATGTATTAGTCGGTAATGGTTATGAAACATATTTAACAAGCGGTACATTTTCAAGAAGTTCCGCCAATAATATTTCAATAAAATATGTAATAGGTTACAAGTAAAATTTGCCAAAATAACATAAAAATGGTAAGATTATTATAGAAATTTGCATTAATTTGTAAATTGTGATAGAATTAAATTTATAGAAAGGAAGTTGGTCTATGGAAATGCAATATATAACTCTATTTATTTCTTTAGTGTCGATAGCATTCGTTATTATTAATTTTGCTATAAGTAGAAAAGATAAAGCGGTGCAAGATAGTAAAGAAAGTAATCTAAGTGTTATTACATATCGCTTAGATAAGTTAGACGAGAATATGCAAAAGTTACTAGATAAACTCGATAGTTACGAGTTAGAAATAGATGAAAAGATAGAAAAAGCATTACAAACACATATTGCAATCTATCATAAACGTGCTAAAAAAGGTGAATAATATGTCGATGAGAGAAGATATTGCTGATACTAGAAGTGAATTACAAGTGTTAAAAAATAACACAATGGCTATGGAAATAATACACGAATATAAGACAGCCAGTAGTGTTGCTGATAAGTCTAGTAAAAGACTATTTATAGTTTGTATGACAGTTATAATTATGTTCATAGGCTTACTTGGTTATACTATATATTTATTAAATGATATTTCTCGTGTTACTACAACTGATGTTCAACAAGAAAATCAGTCAGGAGACAATAACTATATCGGAAGAGATGGTGATATAAATAATGGGGAAACAAAGAATAACAAAAACTAGTTATACCATTAGAAAATCTAAAGGTAATAATAAGCATTGTCCAGTTTGTGGAAAATTCATGAAAAAGAAATAATGCTTAGATTAGATTTCACCGATGACGAGATAAGATATATTAAATCTAAAATTAAGTTCAGTGAACGACAAGAAAGAATAATTGAATATAGACGTAGGGACATTGAGATTATAAAAATGTCCGATTTGGAACATTGTTCTCCAAGTACTATCGATAGAGAATTAAAGAGAATAAAGACTAAAATAAAGAAGGTTATGTAGACCTTCTTTTTTAATGCTATTTTTATGACATTTTATTGACGTTTTTAAATTGAGTTAGAGTGAGATAATGTTATCAAGGAGTGGATGAGAGTTACCGGTCCTCATCGCTCTTTGATTTATATTTATAAGAAGGTGAGAATATGTTTAATCCTTATATTAACAATTACAATCAAAACGAAATGATGAAAAATTTAGATAGTCAAATCAATGATTTAGAAAAGAGGAAGATGCAATTATCACAGATGCCAATTCCACAACCAATTACACAGAATTTCCAACTCGCTCCAACTGGTAGTGCGTTGAAGTATGCAGATAATATTGAGGCTGTACAAAAGGAATATGTAATTGGAGATACGCCATATTTTACAAAAGATATGACAGTGTTGTGGGTTAAGAGTGCAAATGGAAACATTAAAACTTACGAATTATCTGAAATAATACCAAAAGATGAGAAAGATATTCAAATTGAATTACTTAAGTCTGAAATTGAAAAGTTAAAGAAAGGAATAAATAATGATGAACAATATTATACAAACACTTCTTCAACAAAAAATTCAACAAATTCCACAAGGAATGATGAACCAATTAGAAAAACAATTGAAAAGAACAAATCCTAACGCTTATACAGCGTATAAGAATGCTAGGAGTAATAATACCAATCCTAATGAATTTCTTAATTCTATAACAAATAATTTTAATGATACCCAAAAGAAACAATGGGATGAAATGATTAATCAATCAGATATCAACACAAAATAGTGTCGATATAAATTATAGAAAGGAGAAAGAATATGATGAACGGAAGTCAAGGAATTGTTCCAACTATGGATGTATCTGGAAACAATAGAGACGGGTTCTTCGGAGGAGATGGTGCGTGGTTATTAGTTATCTTAGCACTTTTATTCTCTAACGGGGGCTTTGGAGGCTTTGGTGGTTTCGGAGTTGGTGCGATGGGATATGAATATCCTTGGATTGCCAACGGACAACAAGATATAATTGCAAACACTAACAATGGGTTTGACACTCTTCATTTGAGTAATCAAATCGAAGGTGTTAGAGATGGTGTTTATGGAATTTCCAACCAAATTTGTAGTAGTACTGGTAACATTGTTAATGCTTTGAATAGTGGTTTCGCAAACGCTGAAATTGCTGCAAATGCAAGACAAGTTGCCGATATGAACCAAAGTTTCAATAATACCGTATCTATGTTAAATGGTTTCAATAATCTTGGAAGCCAATTATCCACTTGTTGTTGTGAAAACAGACTTGCCACTTGTCAAACTCAAAACATAGTTCAAAATGAAGGAAATGCTACTAGATTTGCTGACGCAAATAATACAAGAGATATCATCACTAATGCTACTGCAAATACACAAGCAATTCTAGATAAATTATGTCAATTAGAGTTAGACGCTAAGAATGATAAGATTTCTGACCTTCAAAGAGAAGTGTTAATGAAAGACTTACAAGCAAGTCAAGTAGCACAAACTGCAGATTTAAGAGCAAACAATGCTACAGTGGCTAATCAATTAGTAAGCGAACTTCGTTCATGCCCTATACCAGCACAACCAGTATATGGAAATACACCTATATTTGAGTGCAATAGAAACAACGGGTGTGGATGTGGAAACTATTATAACGTAATGTAATTGCATGTGTAGATAACTACGAACTCAATGCGAGAACTTGCAAACTGTCCGGACTAGTCCGGACAAAAGGTAGGCAAGTACGCCTATCTTTATTTTATGAAAGGAGAATTATAATGATACAAGCATTACAAATTGAACCTGAAACGTTGGTTTCTAATACTGATAATATCAACTTTAGTACTATTGATGTTAGAAGTAGGACTGCCAATTGTTGCGGATGGTTACAATATATGCCTGGTGGTAGTGAGTTTACCTTAATTGGTGGTGGAACATTTAAAATAACATTCAATGCCAATGTAACTAGTGCTACAACTGGTCAGTTGGCTTTATCCTTAAAAACTGGAACTGGAACTGACGTCGAAGGCACTGAGGTAGATACACAAATAACTACTGCCAACTCATATAGAAACGTAGCGTTCTCTAAAATAATTAAAGTATGTCCTAGAGTAAATACTACAATTGCGGTTGGCTCACTAGCAGCAATCGGTGGAGTTACACCTGCTGTAACAACAGTTGCAAATCCAATTATAAAGGATGCTAATTTAGTGATTGAAAAAATTGGCAATTGATAGGAGGTAAGTATGGAAAATACTGAAACTGAAAATATAGAAAATAAAACGTCATGGCATCAAAGTGTAACTGAGTTGATAGAAAACTCTATTAACAATATTGTTTGTGAAGACGAATTAAATGTCAATGATTTGGACATACTATATAAATTAGTAGACATACATAAAGATATATGTAATGAAAAATACTGGAAAACGAAGGAGGAGAATATTATGAGATATAGTAACTACGGTGAAGGTGGATACGGAAATTATGGTAACTACGGAAATAACTACGGAAACAACTATAGTAATTACGGTGATAATTACGGTAGACGTGGTGGAAATAGATATCGTGGACACGATTATATTGATAGAATGCGTGAAGACTATGGGAGATATTCTGAAGGTAGGGAAAGATATGGGCATAACGAAGATACTAAAAAGTCTTTAGAATATATGCTACATAGTATGGAAGACTTTGCTAAAATGCTAAAAGAAGATGCACAAAGTCAAGAAGAAGTACAAATGATTAGAGAATCTGCTCAAAGAATAGCACAAATGTAATGTATAAATATTACAATAATAACCCTCTCAATAATCATATTGACGATTGCACAATTAGAGCAATAAGTCTTCTGGAGAATAAATCTTGGAATGAGACTTATGATGAGTTGAGTAGACTTGCAAATCGTGACGCTCTGATGATGGATAGTGTTGTATTTATAGAAAAATATTTAGACGAAAGATATCCTAGAATTTGTTACAATTCAAAAACTGTTGAAGAATTTGTAAATGAACATAAAAATGGTAAATACGCCATAACAATGGTTGGTCATATTACACCTCTAATTGACGGAACCATTTATGACACGTTTAATCCTACTTTACACAATCGTCTTATGAGATGTGCTTGGAAAATAGAATAAGGGCGTAGCCCTTTTTCTTTTGTTTTAAATTTGTTATAATAAATGAAAGGAGAGTGAGTATATGAATAATAAGGTATATGATATACTTAAGTTCATTACATTACATGTTCTACCAGCATTAGGAACATTATACTTTGTTCTAAGTGGTATATGGGGACTTCCTTATGGTGAACAAATTGTAGGAACTATAACTGCTATTGATACATTCTTAGCAACAATATTAGGTATATCAAGTGCAAATTACAAGAAAAAACTTAAACTTGAAGAAGAACTAAAGAATAAAAAGAAGAAGGCGAAGTAGTATATATTCATGGGAAATAAAGAAATTACTTGAATTAAGGAATTATTTATTAGACGTGAAAGAATACTTCAAAATATGTGATGAGTCACCGCAGATAACACGAGTTACATATAACCCATTTGACGATGAGTTTAGAATTTTAACTAATGATAACTGCGAGTTCAAATTTAAAGTAAGAAAAAAAGACTAAATTTAATTAGTCTTTTTATATGGTCCGATTATTTTTACGCAACCTCTTTCTTCTAAATGAATTGCTCTATCTTGATGCATCGGCTCATCTACAACTTCACCACTAGTTAGAACTCGTCCCAACTCCATATCGTGATATGTTTTAATTGCTTGAACTTGAACTAATCTATTTTTCCATTCTTCGTAAGTTGATTTATCTTTTGAGAATATCTCACCGTATCTATCTTCCATCTTGTCAAACTTAAACTTAGGGACATTGACTATCTTCTCTGCGATTTCACCAGCATTATGGCAATCAAAGTCCATAATATAAGCATTTTTACCATCTTCAACTCCTATTTCCTTCAAGTATGGAAGTGGAGTTGTTAAGATTGGGATATTACGATACAAAGCCTCGCTTAAACAATATGAGCAAGCCTCGCTATCAGAGAATAAAGCGACGTATGTGGCTATACCCAACCAATTGCTTATATCTAGTCTAGTTGGAACCATTATAACATTGGGGTGTGATATGACTCCGGTATCATTTGTTATACAAAACCAGATATAATTAACTCCACGTTTATCCATCTCGTTGATTAGTGCCTTCATTCTAGCAACACCCTTGTGAGCGTGCAATCTTGTAGCACTTACAATTATAATAGGTTTAGTTTCTTCAACTGTCAATGGGTTATAAGATAATATCATCTCATTTGGTGCGAGCATATCTTTCATATTATCTTGTAAGAATTTAGTTATTGCGATAAATGCTTTAACTCTTGGATGTGGTTGAGGTCTATGGTCGTATATAGCATTTGTATAGTCTGCATGTATAGTTTGATATATCTCGGCATCCTTATTTATATAATCGATGATGCTTTGGTCGTAGTTTATAATTGCTACTTTACATTCAATTTTTTGATTGTTATGAATGTATAACCTACAATACTTCTTAATTCTTTTTGCTTGATTTTCGTCGCATCTCTTTGATACTACGGCTATGTCTAAGTCTTTATATTTTTTAACTAACTCATACACGTAGGTTTCTATTCCACCTAGAGCACTTATTGTTGGCATAAAGATTATATTTGCATGTCTTATTACATTATCCATTTAACTCACCTACCAACTTATTACAAGATTTCATATAATCATTTAATTCTTTTATTAATTTTTGTTTAAACTCTTCATCGTCAATCTCTTTTATAAGTCTATATAACTCACCACAATAATTAAATCGGTATGCTATATATCCTTCACTATCACTGGTATTCTTTTCGTTTGTTCTATTCCAAACGTATGTGCACCTATTTAAGTTTGTAAATGTTTTTGCTTTTAATATAAGTCTATAATGTTGAATTCTATCTTCAAATAATGTTCCTTCAGGAAATGGTGTATCTTGTAGCAACTCACGTTTAACACATTTAGTCCATATTGCACAAATACAGTCATCTCTTGCTCTAGTTAAGGTATCGTACTTAACTAACATATCTATAGATTTATCGTTTTTCGATAAATAAGTATAACCTAAGAACATTATGTCTTCACCATTTAAGCCATTGTTTATATCTTCTAATACGTGGTCATCTTTCAACCAATCATCACAATCCATACAAATAATATAATCACCAGTTGCATAAGATATACCAACATTTCTAGTTCCCCCATTTAGTCTTTTTGATTTATTTATTACTAACTTGTCCTTTTTTCTCAATAACTTTTGAGCGAGTTGGACTGAGTTGTCCTGACTCAAATCATCTACCAGAATAATTTCAAAGTTCTGATAAGTTTGAGTTAGCACACTGTTAAGACATTTTTCTATCCATCTCTCGCTATTATAATTAGGAATTACTATGCTGAATTTTATCATATATCCATATACTCCCAATTATATACACTCAAATTATTCTTTACTACCCAGTAATAAAAGAACCTTTCGGCTATATGTGATATAAGTCTAGTGTTTATATGTGGTGTGTTTAAATCTTCTTTTATGAATTTTTTTGCAATTGGAATGACTATTGGAAATACCCATTCACAATATTTTTCCATTAACTCACGCTTGCACACAAACATTTCTCTATTACAAAAGCCTTTTTCTTTTTCAATAAATTCTTTAAATCCTGGTTCGTATTTATAATATTCGTTCAAGTATTTATCTAAGTATTCACTGTCTTCTACTTCAAATCTTAATTGCCAATATAAGGTCATATTGAAGTTAACTTTTGGTGCTAGTATTATATCAACGTCATCAAGATACTTTTCCATAAGTTCTAATGACGCAGGTTCATTATTAAATCTAAAGAAACGTCTATAATGGCATAGACCAACATATTCGTCGTCGTGGTTTTTCCACATATCATATAAACCAGTCATTTCATTTATATATGGGTTTAATTCATTTACATTGTCTCTATCTTCACCCTCATATTTAACCCCAACACCTAACTCAACATAAGTGTCAGGAACTGGGTTATGATAATCTCTGTGTTTTACTATGTATATCATTTATTAACACCTGACCTTCCGACATTTCTTCAGCATCTTTAAACATTCTAATCATTGTGTCCCAACTAGCGTCTAACTCGTTGCTACGTTTTAATCTTTGTATTATTACTAATCTTCCATCGTCTTCAAAACTAACTGCTTCTTCGTCGATGTGGTTCATAATGTTGACGGCTGTGTACATTATGCTACTTATTGCTGCACATACATCAGGTTGTGCATGTCCTTCTATCTCAATCATATTTTCAGTTATGTATATCTTTATTTGACTCATATCGTTTACTCCTTTTACTGAAACCCATATATAATTTTTTATCCTGTTTCTTTACTTCCTTTTTGAATTCTTCATAGTCGGAACATTGAAACTTTAATGTTTCACCTCTATAGGCAACATATGTTTTTGATACGGGGTTGTAGAATATTTCAAAGTATTTACTTTTAATTCTCATCTCTATTCAACCCTAGTGTATCATATATGTACGCTGCTAGTTGCTTTAAGTTAGGTTTTAGTTGGGTATATGCGTCAATCTTTTCATATCTTGAACTATCTCTTGTAAATAGTCCACCAACCATTACTTCATATTCACATTTACACCAAAATGCGTTTTGTAGTACACCATCTAGTTCAAATAAGAAATCTCTAAATGTGTATTCCTTATTTATTGCCTCTCTTATAAACTTATCAACATTTCTATTATCGAAGATGTTATATTCCTCACATCTATCGTCGTTGAAACTCCAAGTTAGAACAGTCCATTCAAGACTGTTTATTTTCTCTTCCATTTTTTTCCCTACTTCGTTACTCATTTACTTTCTCCTTTTTCTTATTTTTTCAACGGGTAGTTCCATCTCTTCGCAAGCGATTATTTCGTCACCATTCTCAGAAGACTTTTTTAACATATATTTATTATAGTCGTATCTATGTCTATCTATCATTAACTCAATTTTGCTTTCGTCTTCAACTTTCTCAGGACCACACCATTGTTCAGTTTCTCTATTTCTAAAGTATATCCATAGTTGCATACTAGCCAAAACCCCTTTCAATTAAACATTCATTTTATTTATTGCTTCAATTAAACCTTGTAAGTCAACTGTTTGTACATCGTCGTCATATCCAAGTACTTCTTTTGTTTTAAACTCTCCATCACTTCCAAGTACGGCTATCTCAATTAACTCACTCTCCCAGAAGTTCTTGAATATATTTTTCTCATCAACTATCTCAGTCCACTTTTCAAAAGCATCGTGGTTTTCAGTGTGGCTACCAAAACCATTAAATACACTTAATGTATTACCATTTGGAAATCTTATCCAAAAGTGTCCACCCTCAGTTCTTATCATTATTTCTTCCTCTTCTTTCCGTATTGTTGTAGTATTTTAATATTCTCTTCATAGTTTTCTAAAAATAACCATATATTCATTAATAGTTCTAATTTATCAGCATTATCTATATTTGTATTTTCTATTATATCTATGAATTTATCTTTTAGTATTTCTAAACTTTCTTTATTCACTATCCTCACCCCTTAACATCTCATCAGTTTTTTGTAATTGTTTTCTACTTTGATAGGTTCTATTCCATTCACACCATTTACACCCTTTATGATTACGGCACATAGGGTCAACACTTTTTGCACCTTTATAGGGTTTTCTATGTTCTTTTTTGTGTTCTATCGCTTTCTTTAAACTCATTGTTTTCACCTTTTAATACTTTTTTTAAATATTTATATTCTTGTTTTGTTATTTCAGTAAATGTATTATTTTTAAATTCAATAGCATAACTTGCTTTATAGTCTTTTCCATTTGCATATAATTTAATTGGTTTATCTCTTAAAGACTTTATATCATTAGTATCAATAAACATTTCTTTTAATTTTACTTTCATTATCTATCTTCAACTCCTAAATCATACCATTTACTTATTTTTCTATATGTTATTTTATATTCTATGTATTTACCTTTTGATTTTAATTCATTTAACCTTTTTAACACTGATGTAATATCTTGATGTTTTTCACTATCTTTATACCATTTACCATCTTTTGTTTTATATGCAACAACATATTGAGTAAACATTTCTAATTCATTATTCATTATTTTCACCTCCCAAATCTTGTGGTATAAAAACATTACATTCATTTATTTGTGCTTGAAAATATCTTGCTAATTCATCATTACCTATATTGAATAAATGTTTGCAAGTTTTTATATACAATTCTTTTAATCTTTCATTTTCTTCTCTTAATTCTTTTATCATATCTATTAGTTTTTCATCTCTATTGAATAACAATTCAGTTAAATTATCAGTATGATTATAGTCTTCATTATTCATATTCTAACACCTCGTCTATATCTCTCTTTATTTCATTACATTTTGCAAGAACAACCATATCGTCAGTATTTGTTTCAATAATACTGACGTGTTGCTTTATTTTCTTACACAATTCTTCTAAGTTTTCTTTTGTACCAATATAATCTTCAAAGTAATCGTCTTCGTATTCTTCGTCGTCCCAATCGTCGTAATCGTACACATCCCATTCTAATTCTTTATTTTCTTTCATCTCTATCTAACTCCTCCATGATAATATTTAACATAAGTAATGCAGTAATGATTATTATTGCTATACATACTATTATAATTGCTATATCCAATGCTTGCTCATATTTCCACATTACTTTTTAACTCCTTCTATATCAACTCTCTCATACCAGTAAACCTTTTGTTCAATAAGGCATACCTTCCCAACTCCCTTTTTCTCATAACACATACTAGACTTACCTATGTAAAAATTATCTTCTTCTCCAAGACCATAAGTATATACTCTAGAATATGTCATTGTCGCTATTAGAACCGTCTCTAATAAAATTGTTATGACAAATACATACAATGCCTTATATTTGACAGGCATCTCCTTATTTAGCCATTTACTTATCTTTTTTCGTAATTTCATATATCAACTTACCTACTACAAATACTATTACAAATAATGCCATAAAAAGTAAGAGTACTAAGAAATACGTTACAAAGAAATCAGCATCAAATTGTATCATAATATCACCTTTCTATTTTGGAAAAACCAGAGGACTGGTTGTTCAGTCCTCAATCTATAATAAAAGCACGTGAGAAGATATGGGAGAGGTTCTTCACCTCTTTTCGTTTATTTTGTGCTCTTATTACCTCTCTTATAATTTTATTGTCTTTGCCTTAACAATACATTTTGGTCCGAATTTTCCATCAACTTCTAGACCATATAATCTTTGGAATGCTCTTACAGCATCTCTTGTTGCTGGTCCATAGTGTCCATCTAGTTGTAACTTAGTTCCAAGACACCAGTTTAAGAAATCTTGTAGTCTCTTAACTTGAGTTCCTTTCATTCCATACTTTAATGCTTGTGTTGGCAACTCGCCATAGAAGGCAGTTTCAAAGAACGCTTCAGCATATATACAACCTTGATAGTTGTAACCACTTTTGTATATATACTTACCTTTACTATCCCTTTTTACGTTTCTTGTGTCCATACGAGATTTTGTAAAGCCCCATCCACTTTCGGAACATAATAATGTACCATCTTTTGCAATACCTTCAACAAACATTACATGTCCTGCTCCGTCTTTTCCAGTATCAACTTTACCTTTACCAAATACTAGGATAGCACCCAATCTAGCACACCATCCTTCAGGATATGTCTTATTTTTATTTATCCATGTCTCTGCATTACTTGTTGGTAACTTGCAACTAGTTAGTTCTTGGCATTCCATATATCTACCAAAACACCATCCAGTACAATTGGGAAGTACATCATATTTTCCATGATTTAGTCCGTGTTTTGTATTACCTTGAATACATTTATTATACCCCTTATTTGGTCTCAAGTAATATTTATTGTCGTCACTTGGGTTCGACACTCTCTTGTAGAACTTCATTTCATTACCTCTTTCTCATTTCGTTTCTCTCTTTTAATTTTGCATCCATACTTGCTCTAAGTTTGTATTTGAAATACAACTTAGTATTATTCATTACCTTTTTACCACAGTAGTTGCAAACAATTGAGTCTTTAAATACAGGTATTATCATAGTATGTCCACAGTTGCATCTAACTTTAAGTTGGTCTAACTCTTGCATACCACGTTTACTAGTAATCTTTTTATCCATGAGCCCCCTCATTCTTTCTTCTTTTGTAAGTACTCGTTGGCATAAAAGAAGTTCCATATCGTTTAATACGATAGTCCATTATTCTCTTATACACCATTGTATAATCAACGTTATACAACTTATCGTAATTTGGATATTTCTTTCTAATATAATTTAGGGCATCAAATGGCGTATCTTTCAATGCGTCATATATAACTTGTTCATAATATTGTTTCTTAAACATATCCACGTCATTCATACTATAACACCGCAACTTTCCTACTTACGAAATATATTATACCACAAAATGGTCAAAAAATCAAGGCACGAAAAAACACGCTATGAGAGGTATGCGTGTTCCTTCGAAATATTAACTCTTTTCGTTAGAAAGGTGTCAAGGAAATCGTTCGATTTAATTTTTTTAAAGTTTATATAGTGTAAGTTGTCTATAGTGTTGTATATGAAGATTTCATATAACAAATGATATTGTAATGTGTGTCCAGCGAAAAGACACACGGTAGAATAATTATTAAATATAAATTATGAGTTAGTTATCCCCTTGACGTATTTAATTATAGCATAGTGTAAACCAAATGTCAAATAAAAAGTGCCTTTTTAGGCACATTTTTAATCTAAATCGTCTTCGGAAGTTATATATTCTTCGGCAGATTTTTCTTCTTTCTTAGTTGAAGTTGGGTTTTCGACTTTTTCAATAATCTTTTTAACGTTAGCATATGTTTTTCCATTCCATTCAGAATGTGCAACTTCACATAATAATCTAACTCCGACTAACTTGTTTAAATCTTTAGTATCGAATGTTTCGCCATCTTCAATTCCTAATGCAGTGTTTAACATAATTCCCATAGCCCACATACTAATGTCGTTGTTGAAACTATAGTTGTTAATTAATGTTCCACCATCTTCAACGTCTTTCATGTATAGAGAAACTTTATCAGGTTTACCACTTGGTGTAGCCTTAGCATCAGTTATTTCTAATACTCTTTCTCCTTCTTGAACAGTTTTAAATTCTCTCTTTAAATTAAGTTTAATCATAGCCATATTAATTCTCCTCCTCCTTGACTTTAGATTTTACTAATGTATAAGTTTCAGTTTCTTCGATATATGTATCATACAATTTTGGATTATCATTCTTGAATAGTTCTTCATTAAATTTCGCTTTAACGGACTTTCTAAGATTATACATACCACAACTAGGTAATTCTAATTCCATCATTTTTGATTTGATACTCGTCTCCATTTGTTTTAGTTGTTTCTCTAAATCTTCTATTCCGCTACTTATCTTTAATTCCTTGATTGTTTGAGCCAACTCAAATGCATTCTCACAAACTTCTTCCAACTCGTTGTCTTTAGTTACATCAGTTGCTCTAATTATATCTAAGTATTCTTTGTCTTTTTTCTCGTCAAACTCAGGTGAAATTCCAGTTTCAATATACTTATTCCACCATTCTTCGGCTTTTTCCATACACCCTTGGATGTTTAGATATTCGCCATCTACTTCAAATAACATATCTTTTAAATCTTTTATTACAACTACTGTGTTTTCTTTTGTAACTTCAACATTCTCAGGATGGTTATAATCAGCATCTTGTAAGAAAGTACAAGCAAATACTATTTTATCAAGTCCTTTTAAATATGAATATAAAGCACCTTGTAATAAATATTCAACCGGTACGTTATTATTAGTCCATAATTGAGGTTTTGAACTAGTTTTGCATTCTAGTATCATTGTTATAGTCTTCTTATCATTTAATGTTGATACGGCGTCTATAACACCTCCAAATACATTACTATCGTCTTTGAAGTTGTTGTATCTATATTCTTCAAACGTATTACCATAATATTCTTCAATGCTAACTACGTTTGGTAGTTGTTTACTAACATATTCTATGATTTTTGGTTCTAATGCCTTACCGGCAAGTGTATATTTTGTATCTTCAAATGGTAGTTTAACCAACTTAGTTATTTCACACCACGCTCCAAATGGTGATTGATATTCATTTAAACCTAGAACACTTGCTAACCTATGTCCAGTTATTCTAAGTCTTTGTTTAGGTGGTTCGATAACTATGTTCTTTTTACCATCTCCATAGTCCCATAATTTACTCATGTATTACCTCTCTATCTTTCTTATTCGCTTTTACTTTTTAAGTCATTTATTGCATTTTCAAAGTTTAATGTCCAGTTAAGTAAGTCCATGTCAGTATAATCTTTATTGATTATCTTATCCAACTTATTTGCACCGGCATCATCACGTCCACTTAACTCACGATATTCGTAAATTAAATTTGTTAACTTATCAACATCACTTTGTTTTCCTTCAGATTTGACTTCGGCTGAGTTAGATGAAGTTATCTCCTTAACTAACTCCTCTTTCTTTTCAGGAGGAATGAATGTTGGTGTTTTTGGTGTTGACTTAGTTTCTTCAACTATTGTTGTGTCTACACTAAAATCACTTGAACCCTCACCGAATGAAATAGGTTCACCATTAATAATTCTTGGTGTAAAGTTCTTATTGAACCAGTTTCTAAAAGCATAACTTGTTGCTCCATTAACGGCTTTATCAATTGAGTCACTACCTTGTGATGCCATTTGATATCTTGTTGAATAACCAGTTTCAATATCAGTAAATGTAATTAAACATATAACAGTTGCTATGTGTTGTGGAGCACCAGTTGATGGAACGAATGCGTTTAAATCAAATTTATCAACATCCGATACCTCAAAACTAAAATCTAGCCCATTCTTAATTGCAGTTTCTTGCACTGCTTGATATATTTGGTCAATTGAATAAATTTCACCACTACCTAAGTTTTTAGGTAACTCTTTATCAAGAATAAAGTTTCTATTTCTAATATCAATTCTAAATTGATTAATCTTCTTAAATAACTTAATTCTATCTTCTCTTTCTAATTGTTCTTCTGAAACCATCATTGATGTTTCTTGTTGTTGCAAGTCCTTAATCATTTCGATTAACTCTTCCTTTTTTAACTTGTCTAATTTCTCTTCCATAAATACTTTTTTCTCTCCTTTAAAATCGTTTATTTTTTGTAGGGTATATTTAATATACCACTTTTTGTCTATTTTTTCAATAGTCGCCTCGTTCTTATTGTCAACTATTGGGTTAGGTGGACAGTTGGCAAGACTGTCATGTCTTCCATCTTCTTTCACCTTATATATTTTACCGCCTGTCTTTTCTTTACCGGCGTAGATACGGTTGTTACGTTGTAGTTCTTCTTCACTACCGTCCTTATGTCTTAGTACACATTTTTGATAAGTGTGTCCTAAGTGGCTTATCATTTGAAATCTAAATATGTCGTTACAATTATTAATTGTTTCTTCTACTGGGGTATCAAATAATAAGTTCTTTATTATTGCTTCACTTACAATTGTTAATGAGTTGTTTTCAAGGTCATCTTTGAATGAGTAATGAAATATTTTATTCTTCTTATCCCATTCGAACTCATGATTTCCTCGAAACTCACCACCTTTGTAATGAACTTCATACCCTTTTTTCTTACTTTCAACTATTTCAACGTAATTGTTTACATCACGCATTACTAGTTTTTTAACCTTATCTTGTTCCAACTCAAGTCCTGTTAAATCTTGCCAGTCCTGAAGAACTTTATGTGCTTGGTCAACATATTCTTCTTCAACCATATACATAACTGCATCAGTATTCAACTCAGTTATTTCAAGAGTTGGAACTTCTTTTAAGTCATGTGCTAGTTGTAATAATAACATTTGACCAGTTGAGCATATACTAAAACCTTGAAGATTATCGTATAAAGCATTGAATGGTGCTCTTAATGTTCCCGTATATGCATTCAGAGAGGGAGTTTTAAACCATCTTTTAAATCTCCATTTGTAAGATTTAATGGTTGTAAGAACTCCTCGGTTAACTCTCCGTGTTTTGCTTTAATTCTCATTTCAAGCAAATCAGTATACGCTTTTTTGTCTTTTTGATTTCTACTTGAATATCCATATATTCTAACTAAATTAGGATATAGAGAAGCAACATCCCAGTTCTCTAATACTTTACTCACTCCCAATCACCTCCTAACATATTTTTAACAATATAATCTATTGAGTATTTTTTAACCCGTATATATCTCCAGAATGTGTTTTTATTTATTCCTAGTATTCTAGACCATTCATTTATTGTATGTGTCTCACCGTTACTGTCACTTATGTAAACGCAAGTCCTTTTGTTATTTGAGTTTTCTAGAGGTGTCGAAAATTTGCAATTATTAGGGCAATAGTCTTTATTATTGTCTATTCTATCTAATTGTAAACCTTCCAAGTATCCGTTATTCAAACACCATTTATTAAATGAGTCAAAAGAATTTAACCATTCTGAACAAACCTTTATACCTCTTTCTCCATAATTATGATATTCATTACTTTTTTTATCGTAACATCTTTGTTTCATAGCATAATATACTCTATATAATCGTGTCTTAGAATGTCCATCAAATTCGGGTCTAATTCTTTTACATTTTGGACAAGCACCATTAATATGTTTAAGTATTTCGGTTTTTCTACGATAAAATATATTACCGCATTCACATAAACATTTATACTGTATATTATGATGTTCTTTATTTATATCAACAACCTTACCGATAACTTTAAATCTATTTTTAATAGTACCTACGAAATCATCGTTTTCAATATCCTTAAATGTATTAGTCATTTTAATACCTCCGATTATGTGTCTAAGAAGTCTTTTTCATCGCCTAATACCCATCTTAATGAACCTAATATACCGTTCCAATAACCATAATCAAATCCGTCATATTCTAATACTTCTGGGTATGTCTTTTCTATTCTTTCAATATTTTCTAATCTTTTCTTTTCTATTTCTTCTATTTCACAAGGGTGACTTCTCATATACCACACTTTATCGAACGCTTCATTTAAATATTCTTGTATTTCCTTTTCTTTTCTCATATCGTTAATTTCCTTCTTTCTTATTATATTTAGTCACAACTAAACTCAACTCCTTCGTCATAAATAAATGTTTCTTCTTTAGCACCATGAATTCCTCCAACTCCAAGTTGAATAACACAATCGTCTATCTTCAAACTAGGTGCTTTAGGTTTGTAATTTAAATCGTTATGTTCTATTAAGTCGTCTATGTAATCTAATACTTCTTTAGGAATTTTAGATTTATCAATTACACTAGGATATTCATAAGCAAAGTTATCTTCATGTTCTTGTTTAACTCCCCCAAGTAATGTGGCTGTTAAATTTGCATCTGTAAGTCCCAAAGCATAACTCGGTTCAATTCCACCCAACTGAGCGATGATAAATTTTGATTTATAACCTTTCATTTGCATATCAAATATAGGAAACAATGCTTGAACGTCATGCTCACAATAATATAATACTTCATTGTATTGCTCCGGTGTCCATTTTGTTGGTAAGTCGAATGGAATAGTTGTTTCAGTAATATCTAATCTTAAATTACCTTCACATTCCTTTAATGACTTAAACGTTTTAATGTTATTCATTAAGTCCCATACGACTGGTGTTTTAATATTAGGTAAGTTTAACTCCCATCCATTTCCACCACCAATTATGTAGTCGTTAACTTCTTTTATCTCTTCCGGAGAATATCCTGCCATCCAAGCCTGTAAGATATATTTGTCGTATGATTTTGCATTGTAACCCATTAGTATAGGGTCAACTCGGTTTATCCAAGTTACGATATCGTCGGCTGGTGAGTTATGAAATACAACTTCTTCCTTAGTTTTATAATTGATAAATACAAATAGAAAGTCATGTGCAAAGCATTCAGAGTCAAATCCCCAAACTCTATCTAATAATTTATCAAAGTCCATAACTATTCATCCTTTTTATCTTTTTTTAACTTAATTTTAACTGCTTTAACCCCATTCTCGTCTTCTTCAACTTTATTTAGAATATCTTTTCTAAAGTCTTCGTCTTCTAAATCTTGAACTAACTGAGTTAGCGACCTTCCAAGTGCTTCACCCATATCTTTTTTCATTTGTCTTTGTTTTAACTCTTGTACTTTTTCATATATTAAACTCTCACATATAAATAATAATGCGATTATTAATACAACGGCTGCTATAATTCCAACCAAGTCCCAAATATTCATTATTCATTCTCCTTATCTAACTTTTTAGTTAATTCTTTTAACTCTTCATTCTTTTTAATGTAAGTTCTACCTTTAATATCACCTTTTGCCTTTGAGATAAACACCCAACTACCACGTTCCTTATTTATTCTTCTAAACTCTTTTTGCTTTTCTTTGTAGTCTTCCATTATAACCATCCTTTCTTTCCATAAATACTTTTTCTTTTTTTATAGAAACGTGTAAGAGTTGACACGTTATCTAACAAATCATAAACGTTAGCAATTTCTTTACCATCGTAAGGTCTTTGTATTCTCCCAATACATTGTACCACAATTGCCTCGTCCTTAATAGGAGTTGCAAGTATAATATTTTCAAGTATCTTACAATCAAGTCCTTCTTTTGCAAGTTTATAACTAGCAAGTAGAACTTTAACTTTACCTGATTTTACATCTTCCAACGCCTGTTCACGTATCTTTTTAGGTGTACTACCATCTATCTCAACGCAACTCTCTATCCTGTTAGCCAGATGTTTTAACTGGTCAACTCTATCAGAAAGTATAATCGTACTCCCTTTAAGTGAGTTACATAAATCTATTATCTTTTTATTTCTCATATAATCATTACTTATATCAGTTAATAATTTAGAGAAGTTAATAGTCATACCATTTCTATCAAATACGTCTCTATAATTACCATTTTCATCACTTATAGAATAATCAGTTTCTATAAAATTAATTTTAACCGGTACTTGATACTCGTCTTTAGGAAATCTTAAAATTTCAGTACCCTCGAAAATGCCGACATAGTCATTTCCATCTTGTCGTATCTCATACATTACCTCTCCAAGTAATCGTGGGATGCAAACTTCTAATCCATCAGCCCTGTGTAATGTTGCAGTTAGACCTAACTTGTATTGAGATGAGAAATAATCAAGACATTCTCTGAACATCCCAACTGTTTGAGCACTCGCTGCCAAGTGATGTACTTCGTCACATACAACATAACCGAACTCATTTTGTGGTATTTTATCCAACTTTTTACATAGTGTTTGTACTGTTGCAAAAACAACATCTCCACTCAAGTCGACTTTACCATCAGTTATAAACGAGTATTTACAATCTAACTCGTCCTTGCATCTTTCAGACGCTTGATTTATCAAGTCCTTTGTGTGTGCAATAAATAGTGTCTTTTGTCCTAAATGAGATGCTATTGCAAGTGCACATTCGGTTTTACCCATACCACATGGAATAAGTAATACACCATTTTTATATTTATCTATCGCTTGAATACAAGGTTTTTGATAATCTCTTAATTCTATATGACTTTTTATCTCTTTTTTATTTATACCCCTATAATCTTGATAGTCGACATTATCATATTTCTTCAAAATATTGTTAATTTCGTTTAAACAACCAATAGGAAGATATAATCTCTCATTGTAGCAATCATAATCATATAATTTTATTGTTTTAGGTGTTGCCCCAACCCAATACCCTAACTGTACTTTCTTAGAGTACTCAGGGTTCTTAAATATCAATTTTTCTTTGCAAAAATCAAGTAAATCGTTAGGTGCATTACGCACCTCAACGATATTACTTATTATTACATATATGTTTTTAAGCATATACTCAACCTCCTAACTAGAAGAAAAATCTAAAATAAGTGTTGTATCTAAATCTATCCTTATAGTTTAAGAAATTAATAATTCTAATAATTTGTTCAACTTCGTTTTTAGTAAATAATACTTCCTCTTCTTTTTTATCAGTTGTATCTTCCTTTAACTCAGTTTTTTCATCACAGTCGCAGTAAATATCTTCGCAAACTGTATCTAAGTCTTCATTGATGTCTTTAACAATTTTATCAAGTTCATCAACTTTCTTATTGATTATTTCTAATTGAGCAAATAATTCATCGAACATAGTGTCGAAATTTGCTTTAACTTTCTTTTCAGCCTTTTCAGTTTTCACTTTTTTAGGTCTACCTGCCTTTCTTTTATTAATTTCTTTTGTTTCTTCAACATTTTTCTTTGGTCTAGCCATTCTTTCTCGTCTCCTTTTCTAATTTATTTTGGCTTTTATCATATCACTGGTCTTAAGATAACCCTGAGACTTTAAAAGGTCACTTGAGTTAGCCCAAGTTGTCCAGTAGATGCCATCGTTATCAGACTTAACGTATAGATACAAGTTATTTCCTGTTGTCTTAATAAATCTTTCTATCTCATCAGTCTTCTTTTTGAGCCCACTTGACTCATAGTACAACTTGCTACCAGTTATGTGCTTACATTCTATACACATAGCCGCACCTTTTCTAATAACAAGTATATCAAATACTGTCCCACCATTCATAGTAGGAATTTTATAGGTAAAATAACCTTTATCACTATAGTATTTAATAATATCTTCTTCCCAACCCTTCCCGTTTACATAAGATTTTAACATTTTATCTAAACACCTCATTTACTTTATATTTTTTCAATGCTATAATATAATTGTATTACGATTATGTGTTGTAATACAATTAAGGATATCTTTCTCGTCAATCCTTATTCGGAGTGCTTTTTAGCACTCTGCTTTTTTTATTAAATACTATCTAACAATTGTCTTTGTGTCTCATTTATAAACTTAGTATATTGTTTTGTTATCAATTTCATAGTTCCACCACTAAGTTTGCCTAAAACTTTATAGATATTACTCTCTTTATGTAATACATGTATCTTAGAACAACAAGCAATACATGGTGTTTCTAAGAAATCATTATAATTTATATCAATTCTAGCACTATATGATGATACCAATGTTGTTTGAGTTGATAACTTACAACATATAGTATTTTTATTATGTTCTATATTACCATCTAATTGTTCGTCATATAATACAACAAATAAACCAACTCTTTGTTTACCGTCAAAATCTTCATATTTCGCACAAACTACCGTTCCAGGTACTAAAGGCATATTCCAGTCATATTTGACGTCATGAAAAATTGTTCTTCTATCATTATTCATTAAACTCACTAATCTCACCTCCATATTTAATAATCATTATTTGAGGACGTTCAGTCTCAAATAATTTCTTCAACTTATAATCAACAACACTTGAAGGAAGAGTAGGTTCAAAACACTCTTCATTATAAGTGTGTGCAAGTAAACTTATCTCGTCATATCCCAATTTTGTAGAATTATAAAGATACTTTAAATAACTAAAAAGTTCGTCGTCTCTCGACCCTTGTGGAACTTTTTTACCTTTTTCATAATAATCACTACGTTGGTCTATACTATTTGTATTAGTATTTGTTTTCTTACTATATTTTAATATAAATTCTTTCAAAGGAGGTGGACATTCTTTAATTTGTTCAACCCCACCAGTTAATTCATACATAACCCCATCTATTTCACTAGGTTGAATTAAGATATAACCTTTTGTTCTTATATCAATTCCAGGATATTCTTCAAATACATTAGAAGCATTACTAACACAATCCAACTCGTCGTCGGACTTAAAAATAAGATGTACACCACCAGATGGCGTCTTTTGTTTTAAAGTATCAACTCTTTCCAACCCAATATTCTCTAATAATCTTTTAAATGATGAAATTCCATCTACATCTCCGTGCATATCAATATCTATAATAAATAAATGATTTACAACTGCCGGTAGTGCAAAATTAGGACATTCACCCTTTTCTAACCAATACATCACTTGACCTTTGTCGCAAGATGCATTAAGTTGCCATTTTTCTATAAGTGGTTCTTTTGCGTTGTGTTTAATAGGAAAAATTTTATAACCACTATCTAGAAATTTATCACATAAAAATTTATATTTATTCATAATATCTCCCTTCCAACTTAAATATAATATTTCTAATGATTATAACAAGTAAGTTGCAAAAATGCAACCTACTCGTCATCACTAACTTTTTGCCAATATCTTTGTTGCCCATACCCTTGTTCAGTAAACGACTTTCTTTCGTCGTGTCTAACCCAATTAGGTATTTTATTCATAATTGTTGCTATCGTTCTTGAGTCACGTGCACTAAACTTATTACGAATACCATTCATACACTTAATAAATATCTCAAGTCCACATATCTCATATCCAACTGGTAAAGATGCTAAGTAACCTCTTATCAATCCTTCAATAGGATTATCGTCTTCATAATTAACTCGGACATCTTCTAATATTTTAAAATATTCAGCAGGAATTGTTGTATAAATTTCACCATTTATATATTTATAAAACGCTTCTCTCCAACATTCTAAAATATATTTTTTAATCTCTTCTTCTTTTTCAAAGAAATCAACCGGATTTGTAAAAACTTCAACCGGAAGATATCTTCTATTACCAGTCATATCACTCATAAACTGAATATCATTAGTCGTACCAATAAAAATACAACTTCTAGGTACAATTTCAGACACATGAGCATAAGGTGGTCTATATTTATCATATTGACGTGTAATAAATGCTTTAATACTCTCAACTTCACGAGCACGCACCATCGCAAGTAACTCAGCGAACTCACACATCCAACTACCTTTAATCATTTCAATTCCATTTGAGCCATCTATTGTTGTAACTTCACTATAAGCACTATCATCCAACGCAAGCATTCTAACAAGTGTTGTCTTACAAGTACCTTGATTACCTTTTAAAATAATCATATAGTCGAATTTACAACCAGGTTCGTAAAGTCTTTTAATACCACCAAAGAATAGCATTCTTGCAACTTCTCTATGATAAATTCTCGAATTTTCATCAGTAATACTAACATTACAAATATTTTGAAAGAAATTATCAATTCTAGGAGTTCCATCCCACTTTTCTTCTTCAATAATATCTTTAATAGGGTGATATCTCATAACATTATCGGGACGATTAAGTCCATTCCATATAAGATTTTGGTCTCTAAGTCCATAAACCCTATCTAAATAAGAGTTTATATCTAAAAGGTCGGAGTTTTTAAAAGTACGTCCATCAAATTCCAAATTATTTGTAAATTCATTAAAAGTAACATGTTCTTTAATAAACTTATCATTTTGCATAATTAAATCGTGATTAACCACACTTTTAATATCTAAACTACCATCTTTTCTATATACAAAACCATTTTCTAAAATGTTTTGCAACTCTTCACCCTCTAAATCGAGAGTATAAGCAAGACCTTTTTTTATAATTTCTTTATTTTCTTCACTTTCACGTTTACGCAATTCTTTTAATTCTTCAAGTTGTATCTTTTCCAACTCTTTATTACGTTTACGTTGTTTTCTTTTATTTTCAAGTTCTTTATTACGTTTACGCACTTCCATGTGCCACGCAAGTCTACGATTATTTTCTTCAATAAGTTCTTGTTTCTTCCTACGCTTTTCTAAAAATTCACAAATGTAACTCTTAACCAAGTCGACCAACTCGTCAGAGCCAAAACTTTTAGCACGAGCGAGGATTTTGTTACAAGCATTATTAAGTTCCAACTCGTCGCTATAAATATTAAACACTTCTTTTATAACTTTCTTATTCGACAAATCTTGAACGGACATAGTATCAATATCAAGACCATCTAAAATAATTGCCATAAACTCACCATACCTCTCTTATTTGTGTTTATATTTTAATTTCTTATCTTTTACCCCTACCCCTTTATTTTA